AGCCACTAAATATGACAGTAATGCTACTCGTGGTTTGCGTTTACTGACTTTGAGTAGGGCAAACCTAGCAACAATAGAGGACATTAACTATGATGTATATGCAAGTGATGCTCAACAGATTGCCCTATCTGATAAGCTGAAATCCTTAGGTAATAACGTCTTGGTCACTCTTACATCTTATGATGCGATTAACATGACTACTAATACTGGGTTGCTGGATACCCTAGCTGACTTTGGAGGTTCTGGTCAAGAGCTACGAGGTAGATTCCCATTTGCATTTGTAGGTCTTAAGGGTCTTGGTAAAGGATCTGGTATTGAGGTGTCAACTGGTCTAGACCAGACTAAAACTCCTGTAGCAGAGGTGTTTACTAAGGTGTCTTCTGGAGTACCACAAGGCTTCAACACATCCTCTAAGGTACTAAACGATACAGTAAATACTATCACTACTAGAGTAACTACTGCCGAATCTGTTATTAGTCAGCACTCTAAGAGTATTGAGTTAAAAGTAAATGTTGATGGGGTCATTGCAGCTATCAACTTATCTCCAGAGATTGGAAAAGGTGTACTAATCCAAGGGGAGAACATCATGCTTGATGGTAAGGTAAAGGCTAGACACCTTGCAGTGACGGATTTAGCCAACATCGTTATGAACAGTGATTTGAAGGATGGTTTAAGTGGATACTCAGCGGGTACCCTCATTAAGAAAGCCAATGCAAATAGAGCCAATGAGGTACCAACAGACTACGTAATTGAGCATAATGGCAGAGACCTGTATTATGGTGACCCATTCCCTATTAATAGACTAGAGGTGTTCTCTTGCTCACTCCTAGCTAAGCAGATTGTAGGTACAGCTTTATGTAGCATAGGTCTATGCTTCACTAATGTAAACTCTGCTGGGGTCATAACACAGACTGATTGGAGAAAGGCTACAACATTCCCTAATGATACTGATATCCCTAACACGCCTTGGAAGACTCAACAAGGTCTAGTAACCGCTCCAGACTGGGCAACTCATGCAAGAGTGTGGATACAGATTGAGCAACCAACAGGCACAACCACTACTAAGTGGCAGGTGACCCTAGCAACGGTTAGACGTACTGGTTTACTAACGTTTGACCAAGCTAAAGGGGGTACACTTGAGTTAGGTGAAGGTGGACGTGGATTACTTCGTGTGTATGCAACTGTCAATGGTAACCAAGATACAGTAGGTCAGATTGATGAGAATGGAGCCAGCTTTACTAAGGTTAGAACTAACATCCTAGAAGTTTCTGGTAATATTAGTGCTCCTAATATAGTGGGTAGTAACAGGGTTTGGACGGAACTGTATGTAGACCCAGCTAACAACGGTAACTATACTGCTGATGGTTCTCAAGCCCGACCATACAAAACAATTAAGGAAGCCCTAAACAATGTGCCTAAATACCTAGAAGGTGACGTGGAAATCAAGATTCAGAATGATGTATACGAACAGTGGATAGATATTAAAGGCTTTGTAGGTGCTGGTGGCATAGGTGGAGCTGGAGTATTCTTTAGACCTGGAACTAATGGCAGAAAAACTATATGGGGTGGAATTAGAGCTTGGTATTGTTCTGCTCCAGTATTCTTCAATGACCTTAACATAATTAGTAATACTGATGGTGCTAATGGCGTGCTAGAAGCCTATGGGTGTACTAAAGTAAGTTTATGGAGATGTAACCTTACAGGTAACAACAAAGCTAAGACAGGGGCTTATTCTGAAGCTAGTAATGTGTGGCTAAATGACTGTGAAATCTACAGTGCTTGGGATATGTTTAAAGTATACCGAGGATACATGTGGGTGTATAACTGTCGTGGAGGTGACTGTGCTACTGTTTTCTCTAGTGTTGCTGGTACTATTCAAGGTGCAGGTACTAGACCTGGATTTAGAAATGGTGGTGCTGAGAGATATGTAGAGCAGGGTGGGTATATCAGTGGTAACTGGACAGAGAACACTGGTTCATGGGCTAAACCACAACCTCCAGTAAACCCAGTACAGGAAGCATATGTGGAACCTAATGGTGCTAAGTCATGGCGTGATAACTTTGGTGGTCAATGGTATCGTGATGAAGTCCTACAAGGTACATGGGATGGCTATGGTAACTACAGAGGGTGCTGGTTCTTTGGTAACAAGTTTGACTTCCTGAAAGGTAAGACTATCTTGGATATGACAATATACATCAAACGCTTAAATAGTGGTGGAGCTAGTGCTGCACAACAGGTTAGCATACGTACTCATGACCTACTTAGCCAACCAGCAGGTGTACCTCCGTTATCTAACCCTGTAACAGGTAACTTCTTTGCATGGGGTGAAGGAAAGTGGATTAACGTTAAGGCTCTTGCTGGTAGCTTCCAGACAGGGAATGCTAAAGGATTTGGTATATATGCTGATGCAGGCTCTCCTTATATGATATTTGATGCTTGGTGTCAGGTTTGGGTTAAATATCAATAAGTTGATTTTTATAATGGAGGGGTTATTACAACCCTCCATCTACATATAGGAAGGAGTGGTAATGGTGAAAGTACTAATCTATCATGTAGAAAACGGTGAACCAGTTAAGGGTATGAGATTAGAAGGTCTTCAAAACATTAGAGTATCTGATGATGAAAAGACCATCTACCACTCTACAGGCTCTTGTGAGGGTATTAAGGGAAGTCTCCTTATCCTACCAGACGATGTAGACTTTGACTCTTCTTTCTTAGACTTGAGACGTAGAGCTTACTCTACATCTTTATTCAAAGGGGATAACCCTATGAATAACTTCAAGCAAATGCTTGAGATGGTACAGGGTATGAATGACTTTCAAGTGCAGCAGACTATGGAAACAGATGCTAAAACAGAGGTTTTACAGGCTGTTTGTGACTTTGTTATGTCTGCTATTGAAGATATGCAACTGACTATGGATACTCAAGCTAAGAGGATTGAAGTACTAGAACAAGGCAAACCTATCACAGCAGTAGGAAAAGGAGTGTAAGCAATGGCTGAAGTAACTAATAGCACAAATGGTATGGGCGGAAAACTAGTCGGTGATGAATGGTATCCTTACTATGAGCCAGGCTGGACTGCTAAAGACCAAGCATGGTGTTGTAACCTAGTGAATCGATATAAAGTACCTATCTCAGTGATAACTCCATTATATCGTACTCTCATTGAGCAAGGCAAGTGTAATACTTTTGAAGCTGAACACCAACGATATAAAGAGTTCCTAGCAGAGCATGGTATCGACCCATGGAATCCTAGATAACTCCTACTAAAGAGCTAGACACTCCTGCATAGGGGTGTCTTTTCTTTTTTACAATTTTATTAGTGTACTCTTTCTATGGAGGGGTAAATATGCATCTTAGCTATCAGGAAGTTAAGAGGAAGGAGGGCACAATGGGACACTATGTGATGAAGGCATTCGAAGATTTTGAATGGAAAATCCTAGCAAGCGTATTCGGAACGGTTGTTGCATATATAGAAGGGTTTTATACTGAATTGCTTTGGTCATTTTTAGCATTGTTTGTACTAGACCTTATCACTGGAATAATGAAATCTAAAAGGAATGGTATCCCTATTAGTAGTAAAAGGTTAAGAGACTCAGTCAGTAAGCTGGGAGCTTACATTATTCTTATTACTGCCCTAATCATAGCTAGTAAGATGGAAAAGCAGTTTGTTCCAGTAGTGACTCTAGCTTACTACTATTTTATCTTTACCGAGTTTAAGTCTATTATTGAAAATGTGGAAGAAATGGGTCTGAAAGTACCAGGATTTTTAAAGTCCAAGGTAGATGAACAGATACCACAAGACTCTACAGAGGAAGAAAAAGAAAGGGGAGATAAATAATGGTAGCATGGAGAGATGACTTTATCCGTATCAATGAGCACTCTAGACCAGGTTCTAGCTTAACTGCTGTACGTAAGATTATCTTACATTACACTGCTAATCCAGGTGCTAGTGCTTCTAACCATCAACGTTATTTCAATAACCTTACTGACCGTTATGCATCAGCACATTTATTCGTAGACAGAATTGAGGCAATCTGTATTATTCCATTAAATGAGGTATCTTACCAAGCTAATGATGGATCATACAGAGGAGTAGCGGCATTACAACCAAATGCTAACTTCCTATCTGTTGGTGTAGAAATGTGTCAAGAGCCAGACGGTAGCTTCCACCCTGACACAGTTACACGTGCAGTAAACGTGTGTGCAGATTTATGTCGTAAGTTCGGTTTATCTGCTGGAGACATCGTACGACATTATGATGTAACTCATAAGTACTGTCCTGGTCCATATGTAGATAATGCAGCATTATTTACTGCTTTCAAGAATCGTGTAGGTGATGTATTAGGTGGAGGTTCTGGTGGTGGAACAGGTGGAACTACTCCTCCAACTACACCTCCTACAGGTGGTGGAGGGAACGGTATCGGTACTGCTTACATTACTGGTACTGGTGTAAACCTACGTTCTGGTCCAGGTACTAGCTACAGTGTAATCCGTCAGCTTAATGCTCCAGAGAGCTATATTGTCTGGGAAGAACGTGATGGGTGGTTAAACGTTGGTAACTCTTGGATTAAGAATGATTCTTCATTTGTACGTTTCGAGCGTACTAGTGGCGGAGGTTCTACAGGTGGTTCTACTGGCGGTGGCGTTGGCGATACTAATGCTGGCAAACGAGTAGTATCAAAAGTGGATGGCTTAAACTTCTACAGCCGACCTACATGGGATAAAACTTATGTTGTTGGTCAATGTAACGCAGGTGAAGGCTTCACTATTGTTACTAAAGTCCCTGTAGATGACGCTTATCAGTACAAGGTACAGAACTCCAAGGGTGCGACTTATTATATCACTGCTAGTCCTACTTATGTGGAGATTAGATAGGAGGGCTTTAAATGAATTTGTTAGACGTAGTAACACAAATTGGTGCTGAGGTAGTCACCATTCTGGTGGGTGCCTTAGTAGCATTAGTATTAGATCAAGGTAGACGTTTATTGAAACGTGCTAAGCAGAAGGATGAACTTGGTATCATTGATTCTATCACTGACCAAGTGGTGCAGTATGCTGAAGCCGAGCTAAAAGGTAAGAAAGGTATTGAGAAACGTGATTGGGCGGTTGACCAAGCCTTACACATTTTAGCGACTAAAGGTATACACTTGAGTCAGGAAGAAGTTATTGCAGGAATTGAGAATGGTGTACGGAAGTTGAAAGGTGAAACTATCGTTTCAATAGACGGTTTGCGCCAACGATAATCTAGCAAAAAACCCTTGAATTAGACGATTCAAGGGTTTTTCTATGTCCGAAATTTGAGGGAAATTCACCTAGAACATTACTAGGAGTCTATTTTGTCAAAGTCACCGCTATGGCTCTATATGAAAAACCTCTGAAGAAAAAAAGAAATGAGGAAAGAAGGTGAAAACTCTATTTGGGGTGGTTATTTTAAATAGGAAATAAATTCGGAGGTGTTACATATGGCGGTTATCGAAATAGGTAATTTACACTCAACGGTCATTGATGCTAGTGCAAAGAGTTTAAAATTGGTTGATACTACACTATCGGTAGAAACTCCAGGATACCAGTTCACCCCATTGTATAGAAATGGAACATGGGATGGACAGACGAGGTTCTTCAGCATGAAGACTAAGAAGTTTCCTAGCGGTTTATTATCCAAAGTTGTGTGGGCACTTGAAAAAGCAGGTGAAACGGTAGAGGTAGTTGACAAACGAAAATCGATAGAAGTCTCTATCCCAGATGAAATACAGCTAAGAGATGAGAAGATTGGTCACATTACTTTACGTAATTACCAGTATGATGCTGTAAAAGCTGCATTCAAGGCTACTAGAGGTATTGTAAACGTTGCAACTAATGGAGGAAAGACTGAGATAGCAGCAGGTATCATCAAGCATGTTGTGCCTAGTCTTAAATCAGACCAACGAGTATTATTCTTCACCCACTCTAAAGAGATATTCTCACAGTCTCATAAGAGACTAGAAGAGAGACTAGGCATGAAAGTTGGTAGAATTGGTACTGGTGTGTGGGATGTTCAGCAGGTCAATGTTGTAATGATACCAACTGTATCTAAGTATCTGAATCCTAAAAAGATTCCAAAGAATATGAACAAGGAGAAATACCTAGATACATGTAAAGCAACTGCTGAGTTACTTAAATCTTGCTACTGCTTCCTAGGAGATGAGGCACATCACTCATCATCTGATACTTGGTATAAACTGTTCATGAAACTGACTAACGCATACTTCAGATTTGGTTTAACTGGTACTGTAGATGAGTCTAACCAGATTAATGTGAAGAGACTGTTAGGATGTACTGGAAGGATAGTCATCAAGATATCTAATGATTTCTTAATCCAACAAGGGTTCTCTGCTAAACCAACAATCTATATGTTACCAGTAGATACTGATGTGATTGAGGATGAAACGTATTCTGACTCTCGTAAGCTGGGTATCATCTCTAATGTAGACAGAAACACGGTGTTAGCTGATAAGGTCAGTGAGAGGGTGGATTTCGGGAAACAATGTTTAATTATTGTGAACGAAACCGAACATGGAGATATTGTATCTGAACTGTTGGAACAGTATGAAATAGACCACAGATTTGTTCATGGAGACAGAACTACTAAGTTTAGAGAGTCTGCTTTAGAGGACTTTAAGAATGGAGAGTTCCCTGTAATGATAGCTACATCCATACTGGATGAAGGTGTTGATATCTCTGGCATCAACTGTCTATTCCTAGCTGCTGGTGGGAAGTCAATGAGACAACTGTTACAAAGGATTGGTAGAGGTCTAAGAAAGAAAGCTGATGGTTCAGGTATTGAAGTCTATGACTTCTTGGATTACCATAATGAATACTTAGCTGAACACACTCTAGACCGCTACGAAACATACAAAAATGAAGCGTTCCATATAGTGAAGCTGGGCTGAGAAGTCCAGTTTTCTGTATGAAAAGGACACTGCTGGTACTGGTTCTCCTATGTGGTGGAATTTAATTTTTAGTTACTAACGTAACTAAAAATTATAAAAAGTATATTTATTTATAAAGAAGTCTTAAAAGTAGAGAAAAGTTTAAAGGTTTACTTTTAAAAATTAAAAAATTTAAAGAAAAAAGGGAGGCAAAAGCCCTATGCTCCGTAGTCCGAGAGGGCGTTCAATGGACAGCTTTTATATGAGAGGACAGTGTTTAGTATGGCAAAAAGGAAACCAAAGATTATAAAGAGGGTACCTATCATACGGAAAGCTATAATCCTACCGCAAGAAGTAAAAGCATACTTGAAACTGTTACAATTGCAGGAGGAAACTAGGGAGGATGATATCTTAGAGATTGTCAGACATTATGAGATGTTGGCACGAAAGGTAATAGGAAAGGCTGGCTATTGTGTAGTATCTCCCAAAGAGCCTACTAAAAGCAAGAGATGGATACACTTTGAAAGAGTGTACGAGGTATGTAGAATGCAACACTGGGATGGGAAATTATATATTGAATCCCAGTTTAAGAGGTTAGGCGGAGTGCCAATGGCTCATATGATGTACTCTGTTGCAGCTATGAGATACTTCACGAACTATCTGGCGAACATAAAGCGTATGTCAGAGAAGGACGTGGGGGGCAAGAAAAAAGAAAAAGGAAGACGAACTCTCAGCGGTAGAGAAGAAGTGATTGAGGGTGTAATCACCTCTGCGGAGGTTCTTAACACCTACATCAGTAAATCTATTATGGATGACAAGGCTCAGTACAAGGCTATTAAGATATACCAAGCTTGGAGAGAACTGTCACCATACTACTTATGGTCAGTGCCTTGGTTCCATGACGTGGTATCCACAATGACAGGCGAATCCAATAGGGAGAAGCTGGTTATGAAGGAGTTTAACATGATTCACGAAACCAAGAGCTTACAAGAACTTATAAGAAAGACTGTGACAGAGGTAGAGTCCCACTTTAATATTCCTCCTAACATCGCACTGGGATAGGCAAGAGAGGACTTTTGTGGTCTTCTCTTTTATTAAGTCGGAGGACAGTTTGAAGGGGGTAGCGTATTGCATGCCTGAAACATATGAATTTTCAGAATCGTTCCAGTCGAAGATACTGGCACTAATGGCACGTGACAAAGTTTTTTACATCACATTTAGAGAGGTACTTAAACCTAAGTTCCTCAGAAAAGACATCCATATTGACATGGCTCGTATCATTCAGGAACACTATGAACGAGAGGCAGACCGTTCTACTAAGAAAGGCACTGAGGTTAACCCTCCAACTACAGAGGTGCTTTGGGAAGAGGTAAGGAAACTTACCAGCAATAACAAACTTAAAGCCAAGATTAAAGACCAATATGAAGATTGTATATTTGATATATATGAAGCTGACTTGTCAGATGCAGAATATATAAAGGATAATGTCATTGCCTTTGGTAGGCGTTCCGCAATAGAACAGGCTATCTGGGACTCTGTAGGTTTACTAGAGAAAGGCTCACCAGAGGACTTCAATAAGATAGAAGACCTTGTGGGTAAGGCTCTTAGGATAGGAGAAGACATTGGTGACCTTGGTACGGATTACTATTCAAATGCTCAAGAACGTATTGAGAACTACCGTGAAGGTACAGATGGTGTTCGTAGGATTCCGACAGGAATAGGTGGAGTAGATAAGATTCTGCATGGTGGTCTTGGTGGTGGAGAGCTAGGGGTAGTTATAGCACCTCCTAACCGTGGTAAATCTATTGCATTAATTAACATTGGTGCAGGAGCAATACTGGAAGGTTACAACGTAGTACACTTCACACTAGAGATGCCAGAGAAACAGGTAACTAAGCGTTATGACCAACGCTTAATGGGTAAATCATTCGAGTATATGAAAGAGAACCCAGATAAGATACTTAAAGCTATCATGAATATGCAGAAGACTAAGAGAGGTCAACTGTTCGTTAAGAAGTACAAGACCAACGACTGTACAGTACACACAATGCGTTCATACCTTACTAGGTTATGGATGGAGAAAGGCATTAAGCCTGACGTTATTATTGTCGATTATGGTGACCTTGTACAACCACGTAGAACATACTCTGACAAGCGTTTCGAGTTAGAGTCTGTGTACCTAGATTTACGTGACTTAGCAGCGGAGTATGACTGTCCAGTGTGGACTGCATCACAGGCTAACCGTGGAGCACTAGACAAGAAGGTTATCACAATTGGTGACTTAGCAGAGGCATTCAATAAGGCTAACATTGCAGACTTTATGATGGCTCTATGTCAGACTACGGAAGAAAAAGAAGATGGCGAAATGCGTATATACATCTCCAAGCATAGGGATGGTGAAGCCAACCTTACAATTAATAATGAGATTGACTACGCTACGATGACCTTGAGTTCATACGAATAGGGAGGATTAATATGGGAATAGTGACGGAGAAGAGACCACCTATAAATCTACAGGGAATTATGCCTTCAGTTGAGGCTACTAGATGGAAACATATGGGTTCCTGCACCCAAAGGGTAATACCAGCTATAGTTTGTCCTAAGTGTTTCGGAGATTCTATACAGGTGGCTCTGTCTAGTGATATAAGTGAACCAAAGGTAGGTAACTTTATGGTGAATGCCACGGTGGTTAGGGTGGATGAGCAGCTATACTACGCAGGTAAATGTGGGGCTTGTAACCATGTATACTGGGGAGAGTGGGTTAAGGAATGCTAGAACACGGGTATACTTTGAAGGAACATTTCGGAGCTATTGTAGGAATGCTTAGAGAGAAGACAGTAGAAAGCTATGATATTGCTATGAGAAGCGAGACTGCTCACTTTGAGGACTACTTAAAGAAGGAACGTATCAAGTATAGCAAAACCGTTAGCTACGGTAAAGGCATTGGGGAACCCCCTATTAACACCTTTAGACTGGAGGAATAAATAATGAATTGTCCAAGTTGTAAAAAGCGTGGACACAACGTAGAGGTTATCAACAGTGGTAACCTCTATCGTTGTTTAAGATGCTTAAAAGATACCACGGAGAAGGAATTCAAAGATTCCCTTTCTTTAAAGGGAAGGGGCAAGGTTCTGTTGTGTACCATACATGGGAGAACGGTTGTACCTGAAGCTGACATACAATTATTAGCGGTAGGGAAACCTAAAGGACGAACATACTTCCAGTGGTGGGAACATAAGCCAGGTCTAGCTCCTACTAGGGAACTTGTCACCTTCACAAAGGAACACAATAGAAAAGGTAGACTTGATGGGTGGTTTGAACGCTACACTGAAAGCTTACTAGAAGAATGGGAAGAGCGTGGAGACTTCTTTAGTCAGTTTAGTGAACTAATTAATTGGCTGACAGAAGGTAAGACAGTGGCGATAGCTTGTTACTGTGATCATCATAAGCGACCTGTGTGTCACTTGAGCATTTTGAGAGGTTTAATAGAGGACTTTGGTTTTACTGTAGAAGAGGCAGAACCAATAGAATATAAATAGGAGGGTACAAAATGGATGGTATTCATGTAGAACTGAATGATAAACGTAAGAGCTATATTAGAGGCTGTCTAAAGAGATGGGAAGACGTAGAAGATAGAGATGCAGAAGACTGGGGTATAAAAGCTGGTCTGGGGTGGGTGCTGCACAAATTAAATCTGCATGAGTTCCTTAATGACTATAGAGTAGTCGCTATATTCATCCCTAATAAGGTAATAGATGAATGTAGAAAAGAGTGGAAAGATAATGCTATTGAAGCACACTGGAATCTAGGATATTCGAGAGCTATATTTTCTGTACTTAAAGCTTTGGATATCAAGGTTGAACCAGACCCAATAGAGACACCTATTGAATATATAACCAATTACTACAATAAATAGGAGATGATATTATGTTATACGCAGTATCAGCAGATATCCATGGACACATTTATCCAGAACACAATAAGCCTTCAGACTTTACAGGGTCTACAAGGCTTGATAATATAGTTCTCTCATTGAGATACAAGAAACAGTACTGTTTGGACAACAATATTAAACATATAATGATTGCTGGAGACTTATATCACCAAAGAGCAAGAGTACATACAGTGGTTTACAACAGTCTACGTGATGAAATTAAAGCTATTGGTGAATCAGGTATTGAAGTACTGATGATACCAGGTAACCATGACCAGATAGATAACAGTGACTTACCACAACACTCTCTACACTCATTTAAGGAACTAGATAACGTTACCGTTATTGATGACTTCCGTGTAGTAAGGTTTGGTGATTCTGATGTAGTGTGTGCTCCGTATAGCAAGAACGCACAGATGGTTAAGGACTTTATTATGTCTGTACCAGATGACTTGCAGAATCCTATCTTATTAGCACATTTAGGTGTTAGTGGAGGATTCGTAGGTAATGGTAACTTCCCTATGGCTGATGCCTTTAAGGTAGAGGACTTGAGACCTGACTTCTTTAAATATGTATTCTTGGGTCACTTCCACAAGTACCAATTACTAGGAGGTCATCCTCATGTAATGTATGTAGGGTCTCCACTAGAGCATAGTCACGGAGATGAGGGTGAGGATAAAGGGTTTGTAGTAGCGGATACTAGTAAACGCTTTGATGCTAAACTAATGCCAATCCCTAACCCTAAGTTCATAACTCTAGAGGCTGATGCTATCCATGATGGAGATGAGTTAAAGAGACACGCTGAACTAGGTAACTACCTACGCTTTGAGCTTAATGCTGAAGATGCAGGACACTTATCATCCATAGCCCCTTCTAACTTGCTGTATAAGGTTATCCTAAAGAAAGAATACCAAGCAGAGGTAAGAGTCCCTGTTAAAATAGGGATGAGCTTTGAGGATATTATAACTAAGTACTCTGAGGAATATAACCCAGATGCACTGGACGTAGGGTTAGGGATACTTCAGAAGGTACAGCAAGCGAAAGGGGTGTAAACGATGTGTACTACTTGTGTACGTCAACCTGTCAAAGTTAAGCGTAAGGCTATTACCTACTTCACAGAGAGAGGAATAGGGAATGGTAAGTGGTTCGCCTTTCCTATTCCAGAGGATGAGAGACCTCCTAGGCTATCTAGGAAATTAAAGAATAATGAGAAACATATATGGTGTCCTTGGTGTGCTGACTTCACAATATATAAGAAGGGTCGTTCGGACACTAACTATAATTGTACTGGTTGGTGCGGTTGGGGTAACACTGGAGAGTTTTATGTAAACAAGTATAATGACCTTTGGTTTGATGATGTACCTACAGCAGACCTTAAAAAAGTAACAATGCCAGCTCCAGCTAAACCTAGAGGTGGTAAGAAGCGGAGGGGTTAAGTTGAAGATAGTTAAACAGGAAAAAGATAAAGTCATCGTGGAACTAGACCCTATGGAAGCAGAAATGTTCCAAAAGAGTATGGTAAGACATAGCAAGATGCTTAATAACAAGTGGGACTCACTTGAAACTAAATATCCCGAAGAGATGTTATATCATGCTGCTAGAAAGGACAGAGCCGATGGCTTGAAGCGTAAGTTCGGTCTAGTAGTTAATAGGTTTAGGGAATGGGGAGTCCTAAAGTAGCGGTTGAGAAAATTCTCAACCGCTTTCTTTTTTATTTGTGAAGGGCGATTGACATACGAGAAGGTGGGAGACATGGGTATTGTAGAGTTTATACTAGAACTGATTGGGTGTATCCTGGATTTATTAGGTGCAATATTTGAAGGTAGTAAAAAGGAGGAAGAAGACGAATGAGATTAGGTGAAATGACAGTACAGAATTTCTTATCTATTCAAGACGCAGAAATGGACTTCTCTAACAAAGGGTTAGTCTTAGTACAAGGGTCTAACGAGGACTCCACAGCTTTTGATAGCAACGGGGCAGGGAAGTCTACCTTAGTATCTGAGTCCCCAACATGGTGTATATATGGTAAGACAATTCGTGGTTTTAAGCCTGACAAGGTAGTTAATCGTATTGCTGAAAAGAATACTAGAGTATCATTGAAAGTCTATGATGATATGGGAGATGAGTATGAGATTATACGTCACCGTAAACATAAAGAGCATAAGAACCACGTCCTGCTATACAGGAATGGTGAGAATATTACAGGCAAGAGTGATACGGATACAGACAAGATGATTGAGGACATTATTGGTATGGACTTTGTAACCTTCTCTAACTCTATCATGTTCGGACAAGGTGCAGGTACTATGTTTGCCTTAGCAACTGATGCCACTCAAAAGCAGGTGCTTGAGAGAATGCTACAAATTGAGCTATTTAAGGACATGCAGGAGCAAGCTAAGAAAAGCCTAGCTGAAGAGGAAAAGAAAATATCTGACGTAACTGCTAATATTCAGTCTAACCAAACAGGTCTGGCTACTATCAAGACAACTATTGAGGACTTACAGACTAAGGAAGCAGCACTAGAGAAGACAGTAGATGTCCGTATTAATCAGCTTAATAAAGAGTATGAAGAAGCTGAAGACCAGTTATCACTACAACCTAGTACAGAGGACTTAGAATCGGATAAAGCTGAGGTAGAAGGCTTAATAGCAGACGTGAAGAAAGGTCTAGAGTCCTACGAGTCAACTGAGAAGCAGAAGACAGAATTACTAGGCACTATTAACTCCTTAGAGAAGGAGATTGATAAGTATGACAAGCATATTAAGAAGACAGAAAAACAGCTAGATGATGTCAAGAACAAAAGGGACATACCAGAAAACTGTTCTGCATGCGGTCAATCGCTTCCTTTGGAAGACACAACTGCAATCGAAAATCACCTACAAAGTGATATAGACAAAAACAAGAAGGAACGTGAAGAAGCGGTTGAAGATTTGGAAGAGATGAAGGGCTATTTGAAGAAGACTAACAAGAAGCTAGAGAACAAGAAACCTTTAGAAGAGAATCTAAATGACCTACGTACGGAGTTAGCAGAAACAAATAGTGAGATTAAGTCTATTGGTGATAAGAAAGCTTCTATCAAGAAAACAATGTCTGGTATCGAGAGACAGATAAAAGAGCAGGAAGAGTTAAAGAACTCTACGTTCACTGAGATTATTGAGAAGAATATAGAGGATGCTAAGACTCTGGAAGCTACAATAAAAGAGCTTACTGAAACAATGAGCACTCACATGGCTTTAGCTGATAAGTACACGTTCTGGGTTAATGGATTTGGTAACCAAGGTATCAAGTCAGTACTACTGGACAGTGTGACTCCTTTCCTTAATGAACGTGCTAACTATTATCTATCAAAGCTAACGGAATCGACTATTGAGGTTGAATTTACTACACAAGAGAAGCTTAAAAATGGTAATATGAAAGACAAGTTCTCTGTAAAAGTAACCAACATTCATGGGGATGACGAGTACAAAGGTAACAGTAATGGTGAGAAACGTAGGGTTGACGTTGCTATTAACATGGCTCTGCAAGACCTTGTATCATCTAGGTCTAATAAGAAATTGGACATCATCGTATATGATGAGGTATTCGATGGTCTAGATGAAATCGGCTGTAACACCGTTATTGAACTTCTACAGGAGAAAGCAAGAATGTTTGGTACGGTTATTGTTATCACTCATAATGAACATCTTAAACAGATGTTTACTAAGTTCCTCACTGTTAAGAAAGAGGATGGTAGAACGGTGGTGCTTGAATTTGCAGCGTAAAGACAGAAGTAAACATGCTCTAAGCTTACCTAGTATGAATACGCCTATAACTAGGGAAATCTTTGATAACCTAGATGTGAGGGCTAAGGCTAGACTCCACTTAAATGAAATGGAACGTGACATACGTATGAAGATGATTGAGTTCCAAAAGGTTACAGGTAAGAAGCCAAGGTATATAATAATGGATGAGAACACTAAGATAAAGCTTAATCAGTTGTCTAGATGGGCTTCCATCTTACCTCCAGCAGAGTTACCTAATCCTGATTTTCCTGAGTGTCTGATGTTTGATAACCTACACATAGTTGTGGTGCATGGAAGAGGGGAGGGAATAACAATTGGATGCTAAAGAGTATGATATTGAAAAAAGCATTATGAAGGAGATACATGAATTCAGAACAAAAAGATATACTAAGCCTGCTTATATTATTCTAGATAATGAAACTTACAAGGAGCTACACGAGCAGTGTGAGAGGACTCATAGTAGGATAGACAAAGAACTAAAGCCTATGCCAGAGATAACTCAATACATGGGTCTAACTATAGTTAGGACTTACCTAGCAGGAAGAGGAATAGCTATAGGGGAGGTTGCTAGACCATGATTAATATGCAATTAGATGATGAAGTGAGTTTCATGTACACTAATTGGCGTGGAGAGAAAGCAAGAAGATACGTACAGGTAGTAGGGTTCTGCTGGGGTAAGAATGAGTGGCACCCTGAATACCAGATGTTGCTCTTCGCTTATGATGTAGATAAGAAAGACCATAGATACTTTGCAGTCAAGGATATAAGTGACGTTGCACCGATGTAACAATTTTAATACTTAGGAGACGATTTCCAGACCTTCCCCTTTAATTAGGTGGAAGGTCTTTTCTTTGAGAGGTGATAGAAATGATAACGGACTATCTAGATGGATCACTAGGAGAGGGTAATTACCATAAGACACAGAAGGGTGACCAGTATAGCTATCAGTGTCCTTTCTGCAAAGACCATAGAGACAGGATGTTTGTCAATGTGGATAGGAAGGTATACTTTTGTCATAACTGTGATGCGACTGGTACGCTAATCTCACTCATAGCTGACTATACACAGATTTCATATAAAGAAGCGTTGGATATATTCAGGGAATATGATGGGTATGAGCAGGAGCTACCAGATGACCTAGAAGAGGAAATATACAAGAGATTGTATAAGGCACCAGAGATTGAGATAGTTAAGACTATTCATCCTTTACCTGAGGAGTTTGTCCCAATAGAAGAAGCTAGAGGCAAGTTAGGAAAAGAGATGGTTAAATACATTAAGAGCAGGGGACTGACTCTTAGTATGGCAGAGCGTTATTCAATGGGTTACTGTAATGGAGGAAAGTATGATAGACGTATCATTATGCCAGATTTTGAAGACTATGAACTCATATACTGGCAGGCAAGGACAATAGACCCACCACCTAAGCTAAAGCTTCTGAAGAAGCATTATAGAAAGGTACTGAATCCTTCTTTAACTGAAGAAGAGATAGACAGGGGTATGATGGCTGTAGATAAGTCAGAGATTGTGTCTAACATTGACTTAATACTGGACAATGGTGTTGCAGTTATTTGTGAGGGTAAGATGGACGCATACACAATAGGGGACAGTGGAGCTGCTATTCATGGGAAGGTTATGTCTGATACTCAATTTATGAAACTGGTCTCAAACAAAGACAAGATAGACGTTATATACGTTATGCTGGATGGTGATGCTTTCGAGTACGCAATAAGAATTGCAAAGCGACTATATAAGCACTTTGACGATGTGTACATTTGTAGAATGCCTCATAAGGAAGCAGACCCGAATGGTATTGGTGCTAGGGGTTGCTTGCAGGTAATAGAGGAAGCAGTGAGATATTCCCCTCTATTTGAGGTTAAAGCTCGCATCAGAGGATGGATGTAGCAGGGGGACGAGTTTTCGTGGAGGGGTTTTTTTAAGTCGAACAAGCATTCAAGGAGGACGAGGACATGGACAGACTATTAACTTTAGAGAAAACGGTGTTAGATTTAGAAGATGCTCTACACCAGACACAACGAGAATTCAAACTATTTAAAGACCTTATGTTAGGTCAACCAGAATTACCATACTTCTCTGATATCCCAGGATACCAGTTACAGTATCATCACAATGGAGATGCAGGTATTGATCTACCTATCTTTGATGAGCGCTTACTTGATGGTGAATTCGGTACTGAAGGGTTTGTAGACATCCTCCCAGGATGTAGCTATACTCTTAAAACAGGAATTCATATGGCAATCCCACAAAGTCACTATGGTATGCTGGACACACGTTCAAGCACATCTAAGCTGAAAATGACATTATTGTGTCGCACTATTGATGAGCCATTCCGTGGTAACATTCGTTTAGCACTACACAACGTTGGTACTGAAACAGTTCGTGTAGCTAACTATGATGAACTAGCACAAATGGTTATCAAACGTTACACTAAAGTTGCACCTAAAGGCTTTGCTACATACGGTGAGTTCCTTGAATATGCAGGTAATACTGCACGTGGTCAGGAAGGTTTTGGTAGTAAAGAACGTAATGTAGGAGGGAAATAATGAAAACTAGTACTGCACTAGATGTCATTGAACAGGGTAGAGCAGTTAGACGTAGAGGTTGGGTAAAAGGTATTTTGGTAGTTAAGTCTGAGAGTGGTGTTATTGTGAAGGACTACTCTAGAGTAGAGGTTGAGGAACTAAGGGGTATGTCAACGGATTGTTGGTTGCCTAAGCCTGAAGACCTTACTGCTACTGACTGGGTAGACCTAGGAGTGATTAGTAAGGATAAGGAGATTAACTGGGAAACTGGTTGGTCTAAGTATGATGAGCGCTTACAGGAGTTTGCAGTAAAGGCAGATGCAGTTAGGCTTGCGGTTAATGACCACATAGACCTAGCTAGTTATGCAAGAAACTCGTTCCGCATGCATATGGATACCACTATGTTGTGGGGCAAACAAGCAATAGAAGATGCTATTGCACGTGAAGAGCTTATAAAGGAGGGCAAGTAATATGAGTAGACCTACAGAGATTCAGGCAGGGGAGTTAGCTAAGAGATTTACGTCCCTTAGGAGCCTTATTGATATTACTATACCTGATAGTCGTGAGAAGTCAGTGGCTCTCACTAATCTAGATACTGGGTATCTATGGGCAAAAGAAGCCCTAGATAAGAGAGGGGACAAGTAATATGGGTTATGGAACTGCATTTGAAGAAGTTAAAACAGGTAAGGGTATGCGCCTGCCACACTGGTCACCAGAGGTAGTTATCCGAGCACAGTATCCTGATGAGTTCAGTAAGATGACAGCACCTTATCTATTTGTAGAATCTCGCTTTGGTAGAGTACCTTGGAAAGAGACTGCTATTGAACAGTTCTCTGACGAGTGGGTAGTAGTAGACTAAGTGAGAAACTGGTGGGATGTGTACACCATTGATTACTGGAAAGCGTTTTGGTTTAGGGTCTACATCCGTAAGTATCATATGGATGTAGCCCGTTTCCATAAAGAAGTAGCTAAAAAATATAAGAATGGAGCTGAACAAGATGTCAGTAGTAAACAAAGGTAAGAATATCAAGCAGGTAGATGAGAAGAAGCAGAAACAACAGGAGATTAAGCGTAAGGAGAAAGAGGTACAACGTCAAAAGGCTTACTGGAATGCTATGATTACACGTGAAGAAGCACGTGATATGGTTATCAAGTCACAAGAGCCTTTAATGGAGCAAATGCGTACTATGTTTATTCAAGTGAAAACACTTACAGAATTTGTGTTACAGAATGGTATTGCTACAGAAGAACAGCTTAATGAGATTGGAGTGCCTATCTACAATGAAATGTACGGTATCCCAAGTAAGCAAGAAGTAGAGAATCCAGAGGAGGTGACTAAGGATGCCGATAAACCTGTCCAAGGGTCAAACAATTAATCTGTCTAAAGAAGGTACTAACGGTCTAAAGAACGTAACAATTGGTCTTAGCTGGGGTGCAAAGGTATTAAAGGCAAGCCCTACTAAGGAAGAGGCAAAAGGGTTTATGGAAAAGTTCTCTTCCTTTTTTAAAGGCGGAGAGACGAAAATCACTACCCCTACTAGTGTTCCTAAAATGGACATCGACTCTTCAGTATTCCTGATTAAGGATACTAACCAACGCCTGACAACAGTATACTATGGTAACTTACGTGCTCCTGGTGTACGACATGCTGGAGATGACCTTACAGGTAACGATAAGAAGGGTAAGCACGACAATGAGGAGATTCATGTGGACTTTGACAAGATACCTCGTAATGTGCACAAACTGTTTGTAGTTGCTAATGTATTCTCTCCTATAACTGGTCACTTTGGGTGGGTACCTGGATCATACATCCGTATTAAGGATGAAAAAGGTAATGAAGTAGTACGTTACGAACTAGGTGCAGACTTCAAGGATATGAAGGGTATCGTTGTAGCGGAACTATACCGTGATGGTAATGGAGACTGGAATTTCCGTGCCATTGGTAAAGCTACAAAAGGTAATTCTATGAGGAATCTAGAAGGCTTATGCATACAGGGGGACTTCTAATATATGGAAATCTTACAACATATACTTGATACCTACGCACAGTTCTTTGACTGGAGCATGTGGGGAGAAGTACTTACTAGTAAATCAGCTTGGGGCTTAATCCTAAGTTTAGTAATCCTTGAGGGCTTGTTATCAGCAGATAACGCCCTCGTACTTGCCATAATGGTAAAGCACCTACCAGAGGAACAACGTAAGAAAGCTTTATTCTATGGACTACTAGGTGCATACTTCTTCCGATTCCTATTCATTGGAGTGGGAACTTTACTAATCAAGCTGTGGTACGTTAAACTAATTGGTGCGGCATACCTACTGTGGATTGTAATTGACCACTACCGTAAGAAGAATGTAGAGCAAGAAGAGGGCAAAGAGTTCAATACAGGTGGAGTACTTGTAAAATGGTTCGGTGTATTCTGGGCTACTGTTATCTCTGTTGAGATAATGGACATAGCGTTCTCTGTGGACAGTATCCTAGCAGCGCTTGGTGTATCAGAGCAGGTTTGGGTACTACTACTTGGTGGAATGTTAGGAATTCTAATGATGCGTGGAGTGGCTCAACTATTCCTATGGTTACTAGACAGAATTCCTGAACTAGAGAATACTGCATACTTCTTGATACTAGCGATTGCAGTTAAGATGGGTGGAAGCGTGTTTGGTCTAGAAATTAGCCATGAAGTGTTCGTTATCACTCTAGTGAGTGCATTTGCCATCACATTTGCGTTGCATTATCTTAAAAAATACCTACCCCGTAAGGGTTAACATAGATTAGAGAGAGGATATCCTCTCTCTATTTTCTTTGTTTAAGAAGGGTATAATTTAAGGGGGTTTTGAAAATGGCTAAGACAGGTGGCAAGGGTATTAATAGTAAAAACAAGGGTGCAGAGTATGAGCGTAAGATTGCTAAGGCTCTAGGCTCTTGGTGGGGTGAACAGTTCCAACGTACACCTGCTAGTGGCGGATTACAGTGGAAAAAGGATAACCGAGTTACAGGTGACATAGTTACACCTCCAGAGTCTGTATTCCCATTTACTATTGAGTGTAAGAAGAGAGAGGGCTGGTCTTTAGAGCAGTTCTTAAAGAATACTGGTGAAATGGAAGAATGGTGGACACAATGTATTAGAGACGCTAAGAAGATAGACAAGAAGCCAATGGTTATCTTCAGTAAGAATTTTGATACTGACTATGTAATGATGTCTAGGGCTGATTTTGATGCTGTTACAGAGGGCATACTTGAACTTAATGCGTTTAATAACTTTGGGGTACACAAAGAAGGTTTAGAAGCAAGAGTTATCTGTGAGTTGGATAAGTTAATTGCTAATGTTTCTAAGGAAGACGTCATCAAGGCTTACAGACTGTAAGCTATTTGATAAGAAGAGACAAGCTTGATAGGGAAAATGAGTTACTTTTCCTACTGGCTTGTCTCTTTATTTTTTCTGAGAGGACGGGAAAAATGAATTCAAGAGTTGAGCAATCAACCAAAACCAAATTGAGTATAAAGGAGATGTTGAGGAATGAGTAACCAACAAATGTATGAGGTAGAAGGACAATACGTGGCTGATTTGAAAGCAGTAGCAACTGTGTTAAATGTACCTAAGGTGTTAAAACGTGATATTCAGGAGGGTGGAGCACTAGAAGGTAAGGTAAAATTAGTGAATGCAGATCAGGTAGGTGAAGGTATTAAAACTGAAGGTGAAGCAGAAGAGTGGGATAACTTTAAAGCTAAGACAGATGAAGCGATTGCTAAAGAAGTATCAGAGGAAGTAGAAACAGTAGAAGAAGATGATGAAGAGCCACAAATGATAAGCTACGTAAGAGATGAAGATATCATGAACACTAAAGAGGAAATCCTAGAACAGCTACCTGAATTTAAGACACTGAAGGAGTTTAAGGACTGGTATAAAGACATTGATACACAAACTGTTGAGTACTTTGCTAAGGCGATTGGTCTAACATGGACAGCAACAGAGCATGCTAATATCCACCGTATGAGAATCTCAATGGCTATGCAACGCTTCTTCTTCCCAGAGATGTTTAAACCTAAAGAGGGTAAGAAGAAGAAAGCTAAATACGGTGACCTTTCTACGGACGACTTATTCAAAATGGTAACTGCTAATAAGCTAGATGTGAAGAAGACTAACAATGTTCCAATCGACCGTATGAATGCAATAATGGCTCTAAAGAAAGCAGGTAAATTACCAAAGTAGGGCAGGAGAGGGGAGGGTTTTCCCCTCTTCTTTTTTATTACTTGAGAGCTAGAGAAATCGGGTCTCCCCCACCCCTAGGAAAGAGAGATTGACAAAAGGAGCCAATTTTGCAAAAATGAATTCATCGCCACCATGAGTGGCAGTGAGCCAGAGCCAAAAGGAGAGGGTATTATGGAAAACAACAAGAAAGTACATGATTACAAACCTGAGTTAAAGGCTGAGATTTTAGAGGACTGTCTGTCAATCCCTATCTCCAGCACCCAGAAGTTGCGAGTACTATTGGTTAGAGATGAGAATTTAGGCATCCGAGTATCAGCACAGAAGTGGTGGAGAGAGAATAGGGATGGGGAATGGGTACCTGGTAAGGGGTTTATGATGACAGGTCGCCAAGCCCTAATGATGGGTAAAGCTTTACAAGAGGTTGGCAAGCGTACTATTAACGTGAAGTAACTATATCTAATTGGGGGAAAATTGAATATGTCTAATCTATGTAGAAACGGTGAAGCACTTAAATTATCTTGGGACGCAGTAGTTAAGCAGTTTAACAACTTAGTGAAGTATGCAGCTAGACAAAAAGCACAGAACAGTACATTAGACGGCATGTTGTCGGCAGAAGACCTATATCAAGAGGGCATGATTAAGTTGTATGACTGCTGGGATAAGTGGTGTATGGGAGAGAACAAAGATATGGATGAATTTGCTCCTATCTTCCGTAAGTCTTTATACAGACAAATGGACAACAAAGGTGGAGGGAGCAAGTTTACCTACATAGACCTAGAAGATGCGTTTACAAACATAGAAGACAGCCAAGGCTATGATGTAGTAGAAAGAATGTACCGAGATAATGGAATCACTAAGCTGAAAGATATGCTGAGTGAGATATCTAGGGACTTCCTAGAAGAGCTTATCGAACCAAGCGAGGCTACATTATTCCAGGTATGGGCTGATACTGCTCGTAAGAACATGCTTAAATCACAAGGGAAACGCATTAACATCCCTAAGGACACAACAGTAAGAATGAAGCACATACAGAGAGCCTTAGGGTTAACAGGTAAGCAGTATGACAACGTAATGCAAGAGATTAGAGAGAAAGCACCGTTAGCATTACAGTACTAGGGAGATAGCAGTTTAGGAGAAAAAATCAAATAAATCACTTCTTTTATAAGTGATTACATCTGAATGGGGGAAATGTAGTTATGAGTTTCTTTGGAAATATTGATTCTAAATTATTAGACGCATTACAAGAGAGTACGTGTTTTGGTATCGCACACGATGAAAGTGTACCTGAATGTCAGAAGTGTGATGTACGAGGGCAGTGTAAAGCACGCATGGAGGGGGCTAATATCCCAACCCCACGTAAGAAAGAGAAGAAGGTTGTAGAAACTCCTAAGGAGACTAAACCAGCAACTAAGACCGCACCAAAGTCGGACAAGCCTTCTACTGGTAGCACAGGGACAGTTAAGAAAACTACTCCTGCTAAACCTAAAGCTGAAGCTAAGAAGAAAGACCCTGTTCAATATTCGTCTGATATGCCAGACTTCAAGCCTATGAGTTTTGAGGCACTGAAGGAATTAGCTACAGAGCGTAACGTTGAATGGAAAGACTACAGTAATGATTCTATCACACGTATGCGTTTGATTATGAATCTAAAGAAATCATACCAGTAATACAAAAGGGTGTGCCAAGCAGGGTACACCCTTTCATTAAGTTTCAGGAGGTAAGACATATGAATAGTGAGAACATTGTAAGGACTCCTATTGTCGTAAATAGAAGTCCTATATCTGTATCTTTTTGTCACTGCTATAATCAAAAAATCGTTAAGCACAATGACCACGCATATGCGGTGATGGGGGATAGCATGAGCTTAGGTGACCTTAAAGACTACCTAATGTTAGAGTTACCAAATCCTATATACTTCACTCACCTAATAAGCAACTGGGAAGAGAAGATTAACCTAGTGCTGGATAACAATACACCAGTGATTCTAAAGACAGGAAAGGTGATACCTATCTATCTTGTTAAGAAGATGGGGGAACAGAACCGCTCGACTTTGAGGGTTGTTATTAACTCTCTAGATGACTCTGCACGAAAGTTGGTACAGCAGGAGTCCTCCGAGATGAAAGACATCAGGGAGATGATGTTTGTAGCAAAAGCATGGAAAGTTTTCGTGTCGTGTCACGTAGACTACTTCCCTCACATAATGAAGCCATTAGACCTATTGCAACTGGTGGAAATGAATAAAAGCTTGGTATCCTCTATTACGATAGACTTCCCAGCCTTTACAACGGAATTCCTAGAAGCAATGGTAGACCGATGGCAGATGATTAACCCACACTTTATGGAGCATATCCAAAAGTACTATTTAAAAGATGAACACGGTATCTATCAGCCTAGATGTAAGGCTGAGACACTGTCTAAACTAGATAACTTTGTCAAGGGTAGACGTGTTAATATTATAGACCTTCCAGATCACAACGTTACAGAGTATCATACTGAAGAACCACCATTTGGTATATCTTATGATAATCATGAACCAGTTACTTGTGGTAAATGTGGGAGACTTTTATATGCATAACAAAAAGGTAGCCCATTACAGGCTACCTTTTAATATTGAATTTATTATGCTTGTGAAGTCCTCATGTGTACCGCTCAAGAATCTAACCATCGAGCCATGTGTATAGTGCCTCATCTCATTTACCCTTTTAGTAAATCCATTCTTAGTTAGCAGTAGAACACGTGGAAACGTAGGATTCTTGAACACCCTTGCCCATTCCTTTTTAGCCCACTGTTTGGACACATAGTAATCTTTGTAATTGTCAATCTTGTTCTTGATAACTGGTAACCTCTCCGTACCCATGTCGACCTCAATGCAGAATCCATATCCTTTACCCTTACACTTAAATATGCAAACAATGTCGGGCTTAATGTAACTGTCATTAAAGTGGCACTTCTCTTCCGTCTCATAATATATCATCTCTCCCTCTAGTTCTCTAAGAACTTCCTGTATCAAGCATTCACATTCATTAATGGCAACTCTGTGGTGAAACCCATCTACTAGTGTTCGCTGACCAGAAGAGTCATACTTGATTGGCTTGCTATATCGTTCTATATCCAGCAAGATTATTCCTGCCCTATCGATACATATGTGCTGTTGAGCACTCCCTTGCCCTAAAGGTACAGGGGGAACTATTCTATCTATCACGTGCTTGTTGAACAATACCTTCAGCCTACTATTAAGCCTTTCAGTGCTAGCAAACTCTGGATAAAGGCGTTGTATCTGGTCTCTCTTTAGCACCCTCTTATCAGCCAGTAATCTTAACAACCCCATATCCCTCTCTGTAATGTTGTTGCAGTTATTGTAAACCCACTCTTTGGTAATCTGCTTTACCTCTGGACGCTTATAAATACCTTTCATATCAGCCTTCCTCCAGTCCATCATCATTTAATACTTCCTCTAGTAATTCCATTATTTCTTCTGCACCTTCTTCATCTCCATCCTCTAGTAGCTTAGTGACCAGTGCACCAGCATCCTTTTCTAGTGTACGCAGTTCCTCTTCATGTTGTTCTCTACGCTCATCTTCATCAATCTCTATAGGGGTGTTTTTTGGTGGGGTTTTGCCCTTCTTGATGTCTTCCTCTACTAACTCGACACCGAACTCCGCATTGTTCTTGTATCGGAACAACTCATTCAGCACTTCCTGTTTCGGTCTTCCCATAAGCTTTGCATTCTCATCGTATAAGTCATTATTGTTATACCTCTTGTATCTCTTTTCAGGCTCATTAATAGCCTTAACCATAAATGGAGGAGTAGCTTCACCCTTCTTATTGTACATCTTTAGCTTAACGATTGCATGATGCTTAGGCATACCCTTTGCTATTTGGTCTGCACTAAATTCTGGTTGAATAACGGACTCCAGTTCTTTTAAGTTATCCCTATCTGTCTGGAATACTACATAGTGTGGACCAGCCTTACGTATCATCTTAGGCAAGGACTTATCCATAGCCTTTAACTGCTCCCATCCATGGAACATAAATGTTAGACCACAACGGTACTTTCTGTAACGAGTTAACATATTTCTCCAACGCTCACTACCTTTGATATAGTGGTCTGGCTCATCTAGTATGATGAAGCATGGCTTACGGTCATCCTCTTCCTCAATATCCTCCCTGCTGATAATAGCAAGGTTGAATTTAGATATCAAGAAGGATACTAATGCGGTCTGGTTCTCTTCACCTAGGGTTTCATTAGCCTTGACTAATACTAGGCAACCCTCATCCATCCACTTTCTGAAGTCTACTATATATTCACCATTCTCATCCTTTTTAGGCTTCTGAAGTATGAAACTCTTTAGAGCCTTCTTACGCATTACAACCGCTAAACGTCTGAATGCTTGTTCATATATAGCTTTTCTGTCCTCTTTAGACATCTTCTCATGGAAGTACTCCCAATCACTACGCAACTCTGGGTCATCAATATGAGGAATAATGCTGGCACGGTACTCCGCATTACTCAGCATATTCTCTATATCCTGCAACGTTGCATCTGGAGTAGTGTATACTGCACGTACAGCATTCTCAACCCAGATTCTAGATGTCATGCTTAACTCCGTACCTGCAACTAACTCAACATATGACAGAATCTCTTCAGTAATTAAATCCTCAATAACATCAGCATTTCTACCCCTGAATATTTCATTCCATCCTAACCCTACTGGGTTCTCTGAATTTAAGAAATCTATTATCTTTACCTTATGTCTCTTCTCTGGTGGAACTAGATTCAGTATCCTCTGTGCTAATTTACCATCTGCCGCATCTACTACCATAGACCCATAACCTTTCTCCAGTGCATCTAGAGCAAAGCTAGCTGCAAAGGTAGACTTACCGCTACCTGGCTCTCCTATAACTACACGTGACATACACAGTAGGTTAGGGTTATCTCCTGCGAAGTATACTGTCTTAGTTTCACCATCTGTGTCCTCATATGTCGCAAACGGTATACCCTTACCATCATCTTCAAATATTTCTTTAGGTATATCTGCTGAACTCCTATGCTGAACGGTATCCAGCTCATTTTGGTGCTCCATTTGTAGTACTTGGTCTGGTACCTGTATGATCTTGGATAGCTCTAGGGAACATAACTCATCCCCATTCATCTTAACAACCATCTTACGGTCTCTAATATTCTTGAGGGCTTTAACTTTGTCTCTACCCTCTACTTCTTTAGACACTAGTTTGTTATCTCCTTCCAGTGGGTGAAACCCTGCTGTAAGGCTTCTCGTGATGGCTCTACGTCTATCTTCATCATCAGATACAGCTATTGCATTAAAGTTAATCTTGAACCCTTCGCTATACTTCTTACGTAGTGAGGATTTAGAACGTCCCTCATGTGCCTTTCGCTTTAGCGACTCTCTAAATTCAGTATTCATCTCCCATCCAGGTATGAGGAAATCTCCTACTATGTTCATAAGTTCCTCAAGAACAAGACCCATGACGTTAGCCAAGCCCACCAAGACGTTTTTTGATGTAAACATCGTACCTTTTTTCTTAGGGATGACGTTCTTCTCCTTGATATTTTCACCAATCCCAACCATAGTCTCATTCCAAGACTCACCAAGCGGTCTCATCCCTAGTTGTAGTATCGCATAATCCTCATCCTTAAGATAGTTTGTAGTCGTCAGGATAGAGTCAAGTGGGGTATACTTGGGGTTCTCCATGTCCAAGGCTAGTGCTGGGTGATTCTGCAAGGACATCTTAGTGACACTAGTATTGTCCATGTGAAGGTTAGGCAGAGGGTCTTTCACCTCCCTTACTGTAGAACGTTTCCAGCATCTTCTTATCTGTCTAGTAAGTGCATCCTTTAAATGGTCTTTATCAGGTATAACCAAATAGAACTTTACCTGACCTTTGTGTATAACCACTTCCCACCATATGTTCATCTCTGGAGTGTATATTAATCTACCGCCTCCAAAGTTTATACGCTTGTTTAGTGGAGTAAACAATGTTGCAAACTCTGTTATAAGCCATCTAACTCCTGCATTGGACGTCATCTTACTAGGAATAACCTCCAGTGTCACATACTGTATTTCCTCTTTTTCTACTAAACGTATCTTCTCCTTAGTAGTTGGATTAACAATATTAACCTCTGGTTGCATCTTAACCCCTCCTATTTAAACCATCCTTGCATAAATTCTGGTAACACATACATCATCTCTTCCCTAGCCTTCTCACCTATAGATTCAAACGTTGCATCAAAGATACCACCCATTATACCACCAATGAACTTTAGACCATTACCAGATAGCTCTGGTACTGCTAATGTTACTACTACATATATGCAAGAATATGCCAGCTTTCTAATCTCCATACTAGTGACCTCCCATCCACATGCCCATCAGCACTTTGACAGTCTTGTATGCCACTTGATATGAGAATCCAGGAGCTATATATTCAATAGCTCCCATTATCAAGAGCGTCTTAGCTATACTCCCAACCAGCCTAACCCAAAACATGTTATTGTACCTCCAGTAATACTTCTACTGCCTTGTTTACTGACCACGTTAATACCTTGATAGTCACCATACCTGCCGTAACTAATCCTGCACCAACAACGTATAACACTTTATTGCTTACTGGTTTCTTCTCCATTTGAACCCCTCCTATTGAAATTGTTTAGCATTCATGCTTAAAGCTTTGTCTAGGTCTATCTCCTTGTCTTGCTGTACAAGTATCTTTGGCTTGGATTCTTTTATCTGAGGTGCAGGCTTCTTATCTGACACTGGGAGCTGAGGTTTCTGATGGGATACTTTTTTCTTGGGTTTACTAGGGTTCTCTGTTCTCTGATGTGATTTGATAGTAGTCTGTGACATTATCTCCGATGTGATGTTATCATATAACCTCTGTGCCAGTTTTGGGTCATGCTCTACTGCGAATAATACACACTCCCTGATAAAACCGCTTCTATCCTTCATATCATTTAGATGGTCTTCCATCCATTCTGTAGACTTAGTTGTTCTGAAGGTATACTGTTTATCAGCCATATCACACACCCCTAATCAGGTTTCTAATACCCCATTTATTATAACCTCTAGCCACTGCAAATTGTCCACTCTGTGATAGCTCTGGGTTTGGGAAGTGGTCTTTCATATGAGGATACAGTGAAGCACCTCCACCACCAGCAAATATTATCTTATCTAGGAAGTTAATCTCATCCTTCCAGAAGTTATGCAGTCTATTAGTGATGTCGTAAGCTACGTTTTCGTAAGCCCAATCTATTGTTGGAGCCATGTCGTACACCTTAGTTCCAGACTTCAATACTCTGCTCTGTACTACGTGCTCTGCTTTGTACAGTGGGAAGTTTACTCCTGTGTGGTCTAATATGTTATCAGAGACGACTTGGTTTACAGAGTTCATAGCAACGCTGAAGCTAGTAGTTAGATGCTCAATGTTATTGAAGACCTCACACACGTAGATGTCTGTAGTTCCAAATCCTATATCGACTACTGCTACTCTTGACTTAGCTAAGTTTGTGTCTGCTATCTCACCTTTGTCATCCAGTATTCTATCCATTAAAGCCCCAAATGGTTGTGGTACAAATAAGCCCTTTCTACCTCTAACTGACCCATTCACTCTTATCCCAGAGGACTCTATGTTGTACTCATGCTTATTGTCCATGAACAGGCTCTTGATAGCTTCCTTATATTGGTCGAAGTGACTGACTGGTAGACCTGATACAAAGTTAGTTTCCTTTGCCCCACCATTCATCCCTAGACCGAGGATAGTTCCTAGTAATATCTTTGTAACCTCACTATCAAAGCGGTCACTCGTCAGAGAGTGCTTAACAATTCTAGATTGAGTTATTGCCAAGTCTGATACAAAGTGTACACCTTGAGCGTCTCTGTACTCTATGTCATCATGCTTATTGTCTACTGCAAACGAGTCTGCTACGCTTTTGTTGAATTCCTTTAGCTTTCTATCCTTCCCTACACCCACAACCGACTTAATTATGATTGGTTTGCCATTGATGATACCTTTTGTATACATATAACCCAAGTCAACTGATGTAATCGCTTTACTCATATCTGATTCCTCCTTAGAAAGATATAGATGAACGGATGATATTCGAAATCCAACGTAGCATCTGGAACATTGTAGGTAACATTGAGATTCCAATGTAAGCATACCCTACGTTCTTAATTCTGTTCCATCCAGCATCCTTACTCTTACCTGTTGCCATCATGATAAACCCTATCAGAGCGTAGAACCAAAGTATTGGCTCTGCTATTGCAGTGAATATATCAACTATATCCATGAACCCTCTGCGTAGGTCATTGGCATTTTGAGTAGCTGCAAATGCATGTGTAGCTCTCATCCCTAGTCTAGTAACGATTGCTGTAGGTAGAATCATCTCTCCGAACCATCTAACCAAGGACTTTCTACCCTGCTCTAACTCTCCAGTATGACGTGATTTATTTTCATACTGAGGTTCCACGAAATCCCACTTAATTACTTCAGACTTCTTAACGTTGCTCACCTGAATACCTTTACTCGTAGTTACCAATTGCGTCATCATAATCTCCTCCATACTCATTGATTTCCGCAACCCAGACCGGAGACACCCCAGAGTAAGAAAAAATGTTTCGGTTTTGCTGAAGAGTGGGACACCTAGAGAATCAAAGAGTGTACTAGCATTGCCCCCTCATTACCAAAAAGTGACGGTGGGTCGTTTCGGGGGGTCGTTTCGGGTTTGCTTTAACTTTACGTTGGTCTAGCTTGTCACATTACTAGGGACGAGTTCAATGCCATTGCTTCCTGCTAATACGGAAGAATATTCCTGTCGTGGATTGGGGAAACCTAAGTTCAGGGGGTGGCTATCAATGGAAGAGAAGAAAGCACTAGGTGAACGCATCTTTGACTTTTCAATAAGAGGGCTTATAGTACTCTATTTCATAAAAGCGGCAGTGGAAGTATTTGGCTAGAACACCGAGGAATCCCCACGGAGGGGAGGGAAAAAAGAAAAAGGAAGAGAGAGCAACGCACTACGAACTGGCATAGTGAATAGTATAGGGAAGTGAAGATACCTCGCTTTCATGACCCTATAGCTGATTCCCTAGTTTCGTAGCTACCTTGTGTCTCTCTTTTACTGTGTATTATACTATAGTCTCCTCCATGATAATTTATTATAGACAAGTTATTTTGGAGGTGTAGGAATGGCTATTAACAAATATATCCATGATGTAAATGCTTATGTGGAGCAACAAAAACGCTACGGAACTGACAGTGTTAAGGTTGAGCTGGACGACACTAATAACAAGGTTACTATTGCATTGATTGATGCATACAACAACCCTGTTGCAGGTGCACCACTATTGGTAGATGAGAAATTACCTGATGCACGTAAAGCTGTCAAGTTCTATGAAGAGATGATTCACCAGTTAGAGCAAGGTGATATCATCCGTAACCTACAGACTACTGGGAAACCAACATCTGGTGGATACAACGATAACAACAGTCGCTACTAAGCAACGCTTAAAAGAGTACCCTTTGGGTACTCTTTTTATTTTTGTCTTTTTTATTAAAAGGAGTATTTAAAAATTTTCTTTAAATTTTTAAGAATTTTAAGTATACTTTTAAAATTTTTAGTAAGTAAGGGACTAGGTTAGCCATACGGACGGAGACAACTTTGGGTTTGGAGGCTTTTATTAAGCGAACTCAACCAAAAGGAGGAATTTAATATGGCTGAAATATTTACAGGTAGTAACCCATCCCAAATGTATATGGATGCACTGTTTACATTATGTTTAGAGGGGGATATTGTAAAGCCACGTGGCAAAGCGGTAAAGGAGATTCGTCCAGTAATCCTAGAGTTTACTGAACCTGCTAACCGTCTAACATTTCTGTTAGGACGTGTGGTAAATCCATTCTTCCAACTAGCTGAATCCACACTGTGGATTCCAGGTGGTAGAAGTGACGTAGCATGGTTGCTAGACTACAATGCTAGCATGGAACAGTTTTCTGATGATGGAGTATACTTCAATGCCCCATATGGTGAGCGTTTACGACACTGGAACAAGAGTGATGCGAATAACTTTATCCTGAATCCTTTTGACCAGTTATACGATGTGTATGAGAAGCTTAAAGCTGACCCTGACACACGCCAAGCAGTAGCAGTAATTTATAACCCTATCTTCGACCATGCACGCAATGAGACGAAAGATAGACCATGTAACCTTCTCTTGACTTTCAAGATACGTAAGGGTAAACTAGACTTAACAGTCATGAACCGTAGTAATGACTTGCATTGGGGTACATTTGGTGCTAACCTTTGTCAATTTGCTACTATTCTAGAGTGTATGGCAAGCTGGCTAGGGATTCCAATGGGAACATACAACCAGATTACTGACTCTCTTCATATCTATCTTGAAGACTATGGTGCAAAAGAGACTGAGAAGGTATTAGGTGCATACGGTTTAACTGCTAGTACTTTGGTGGGACGTGAAGTACCACAGGTACAACAGTTTACATTCATGAGTGAGCCTAGGATGTCTAGTAATTTCGATGAGTTCCACGATATTCTAGAGTATTTCTTTGAAGAAATTGACCCTCTGTTTAGCCTACCTGGAACTTATGTGAATGGTAATTGGAGTGACGTACTAGACAGCATTCATGGTATCGAGGATGACTATTTAAGAATGGCATTCTTTGCAATGTTTGCATACCGAGCACACAAGCGTGGTAGCTGGAACGTGATGGTGGATGCTCTAGATAGTATGGTTCCTTGCTCTTGGAAACTGTCTTGCCTACGATTCTTGTATCCTAAGTATAAGGACTTGTTAGATTTCCAAGCTCTATATGAAGGCTGGGATTACGACAGAGTTCTTTACATCGAACGCACAAACGGATAACACAGGGGAGAGAATTCAGGACACTTCCTCTTTTTTCAAAGCGAACGGACGATTGGTCTGTTCGCTATATTTTTGGAGAGGGAGTGGCTTTAATGGGAAAGGCACTATTAGACGGAGAGATTATATTAGCAGTAGATTTTGATGGAACGATTAGTACAGAGCCTGATATGGGGCATGCACTGGTATTACAACCAAATTGTAAACAAGTACTGGAAAGATTCTATGAGGATGGTGTTCGTTTAATCCTATGGACTTGTCGTACTGGAGCACCTTTAGATGAAGCTTTAGCGTTCCTAGAAGCAAATGAGTTAGGTCATATCTGGTGTGCTATCAATGACCAACTACCTGAAGTTAATGCAAAGTATGAACCAAATGTAGCTAGAAAAGTTGGTGCTGATATTTATATTGACGATAAGTCAATTGGGTATAAAGTCGATTGGTTAGCAATCGAAAAACACATATATGGAGAGTGATTAGATGTCTTATTCAATCCCTGCAATTGGAGACAAGGTAACGGTAATAGGTAGTAGCCACAAGGAACACACGGTGTTAGATGTAAGCATGTTTGATGCAGATGGCGACCCTATAGCCCTTAGCTCAGGTGGTAAACTTAGAGTACAAGTCACTGATGGATTGAGCGTAGGTAAGTGGGTTGGTCTAGACTCTGTATATCCTGTATCTGAGATTGAACGTCTAACATCACCTGGAGGTATCCCACCTGCTAGTATGGATATTGAAGCCATTGCACAGAAGATGACTAGGTGGATGGAGGGCTTACCAAGTCAACCAGATAACAGTAAGCTACCTGAAGTTGTAACACTGTTAATGGCAATCCAGTATGACAAGGAAAAGTACTATGGCTCATCATGGAAAGGTAAAGGTGAAATTCGTGGTATTATGGCAAACCTTGACCGCAAATATGACCGCCTAGATAAGATGACCAACGATGAGATAGCTGGTTTAATGCAAGGTCTAGCAACGCTAGAGGAACTACTAGTTAATGGTACCATCAAAGCTGAGTTAGTAGGGGAGAGCAAGATAGACGCTATCGCAGACCTTACAAATTATGGAATTCTGTATATGACGTATGTTCAGGACAACTTCCCTAGTCTATTCAAAATATGGGTGGACAAAAATGTTCCAGATTACTTGAAAGATAAAATGCTTTTCCTACAGCAATAGTACTGGGGAGATAATGATAAACACTCTCCCCTATCAGGGGAGAAAAGATTTTGTGAGACGGTTTTTTTAAGTCAGAAGGGTCACAAGGGGAGAAGCTCACTGGCGGTTACCATGAGACTTTCAATACTTTGACTTTTACTATAACAAGTATCCTTAGGAGGAATTTAAAATGAATAAACAAGAAACTGTAAAAGCTATCTCTGTACGTACTGGATTAACACAAGTGGATGTAAACAAAGTGTTTACTGCACTTAAAGAAATCACTGTAGAAACTCTACAAAAAGGTGAAAAGCTACAATTAACTGGTTTCTGGGGAGTAGAGCCTGCATACCGTGCACCACGTAAAGGTTTCGACCCTATTAAGAAAGAGCCAATGGAAATCGCTGCTACTGTAGGTGTTCGTATCAAAGCTGGTGAAGATTTAAAGAAAGCTGTAAAAGGCTTAAAAGTAGAAGACTTTGCTCCTAAAGCAGAGTAGTCTATAACGATCATAGCTGCATATATCTGAACGGTATCGTTCACACATACTTCTGAAAGTGTTCAAAAGACTCTAGGATTCGCTCCCTAGAGTCTTTTTTCATTGTAAGAGAGAGGTTCTGCAATCCCTCTTTTTATTAGTTTTGAAGGAGTTGATTCGATGAAGTGTACTGCATGTAGGCTTTCTGAGACCTGTCCAAAGGTACTACAAATGGGGCATGGTAAGAAAAAAGCTAGGGTTATGGTTATACAGGAGAATCCATATGAACATGAAAATAAGAAGGGTAAATACTTTAGTGGTAAAGCAGGTAAGCTACTCCAGTCAGCCTTTGAAGAGGTAGGAATAGATGCAGATGATGTGTACTATACTGCTGTAGTTAAATGTTCAACACCAGAGGATAGACTACCTCTAAAGGATGAAGTTAAGGCATGCGAAGACTACCTATGGGCAGAGATTGATGCAGTAGAACCAGAGATTATCATACCGACAGGTAATATGTCTCTATGGGCTCTAACAGGTCGTACTGCAATAACTAAGCAACGTGGGAGACTTATTGAGAAGGACGGTTACAAGTTCTTCCCTATGATACATCCTAATATGGTTCTAAAGCAACCAAAGTATATGGAGTTCTTTTCTAAGGACATCATTAATTTACACTCAATATTAGAGGGTGTGCTTCCTGCTGACATATTGGCATATGACCAGGAGAGATTATATTGTGAGGACTATGACACTGCCATCAACGAGTTAAAGAGATTAATGTCTCTACCAGATGGTCACTTGGTAACAGTCGATTTAGAGACCGTTAAGTCCAATCCATACTTGGACAAGACGGTTATGTCAAAGACTAAGAGAAGCTTATTCCCTGAGAGTGAGATAGTTAAGATATCCGCAATAGGATTCTCTGATAGAGCTGGGTATGGTAATGCCATTCCGTTATATCATAGAGAAACCCCTTTTACAGGTAACCAGATTGGAACAATAGTGAAGTTTATACGTTTTCTAATTGAGGACTCTAAGCTGGAGTTCGTAGCACATAATAGTAAGTTCGAGATGAAGTGGCTACTACAACAGCTAGATATATACCTAGCCGACCTCAAGTGGGACACTATGTTAATGCACTATCTTGCAGTTACAGAGGAAAAGGGTACACATGACTTGAAGCAGTTGGCATGGTTAGAGACTGATATGGGTGGATATGATGATGAGTTAGACCCATACCTACCTAAGGGTGACGATGAAGGTAACTATGACATGATACCTTGGGATACACTCAAAGTCTACCTAGCAGCCGATGTTGATGTAACATACCGATTACTAGACAAGTATAAACCTCTTATTGAAGAGGATAAAGAGAAGAAATGGCTATGGGATAACCTCATGGTACCTGGTCTGTATGCACTGATGGACATTGAACACACTGGTGCTAAGGTAGATGGGGACTTGCTTGGAATCTATAGAGGGCGTTATGAGGAAGAGATTGACCGCATAGAAGCCAAGCTAAGAGAGTATCCAGAAATTGTTAGCCTAGAGCGTGAAAGGCATGAACTTTGGTTAGAGCGTGTTGCGATAGGTGGAATTAAGAAGGCTAACCGTACTGAAGAACAACAGACCAAGTTTGAGAAGAATAAGAAGTATGACCCTAAGAAGGGTGGAGATAAGCTAAACTTTGGTTCCTCTACCCAACTACAGGTACTCTTCTTTGAGATAATGGGCTTAGAAACGGTTGTCCTTACTGATAAAGGTCATCCAAGTACTAATGATGACTCATTGAAATATATGAGAAATCAGCATCCTATGATTGCTCTATTAATGGAGTACCGCAAGGTTGCCCATTTATACAGTAACTTCATTGATAAGATGTCAATGCACGTAGATGCAAGAGGTCTTATACATGGTAACTACAATCTGCATGGAACAGTTACAGGGCGTTTAAGTAGTAATGAACCGAATATGCAACAGTTACCTCGTAAGGTGAATGACCCATTCCTATTCCAGTACTGGAATGAGATTAAAGCACTGTTTGTATCTAGGTTTGGTGACGATGGCGTTATTATCCAGTTTGACTATTCTCAGTTAGAGTTACGTATCCTAGCTGTTATGACTGGTGACCCAGAGCTTATCCGACTGTATCGTTCAGGAGCTGACTTACATAAAGAGGTAGCATCTGGTGCATTCGGAGTACCTGTGTCTGAGGTTACTAAAGACCAACGTACTGCATCTAAGAAGATTCAGTTCGGTATCGTATACCAAGAGTCTGCTAAAGGTCTGTCAGAAGACTTACGTGCAGAGGGTATTAATATGTCTGTAGAAGAGTGTCAAAGCTTTATTGATAGTTACTTCAAACGATTCCCAGTAGTAGAACGCTGGATTAAGCGTATTAAGAAGTTTGCTAAAAAGAATAAGCACGTTAGAACAATGACTAACCGTATCCGTCACCTAGATGCTATTGACTCTACTGACCGTTCAGTAGCGAACGAGGCAGAGCGTCAAGCAGTAAACGCACCTATCCAGTCTACAGGTTCAGACTGTACATTAATGGCACTTATCATTATTAATGACTGGTTACAAAATTCTGACCTGAAGAGTAGAATAGTAATCACTGTACATGATAGTATCGTGTTTGACTGTCCTAAGGATGAGGTAGTGGAAGTATCTGAGAAAGTTAAGCATGTTATGGAGAACCTAGCAGAGTACAACGAGTTCTATAAATTCTTAGGTGATGTACCAATTCTGTCTGAGATGGAGATTGGATACAATTATGGTCACTCATTCGAGTGTAGTATTGAGGACATAAAGGAGCAGGGTGTAGATGGGTTCCTACAGAAAGAGTTGGCAGATAAACATACTAAAGAGCAAGAAAAGTATGCTAAAGCAGAAAAAGAAGGTACTCCTATACCGAAGCATGTTACAGGTTATTGGGAGAATATAGCATAGTATTAAAGAGGATTCCGTCTAGGAGTCCTCTTTTTCTTTATATCCCTCGTAGTTCTGTAGCCCACGGAGGAATTTTCCTGTGGAAAACAGGATAAAACTTTGAAAAACTCAATTTGAGGGAGGAATCAATATGACCAAGGATAAAACTTACGAAATGGTGAATAAATCTAATGGTGCAACAATCACATGTACAGAGAAGTTCGTTCTAGACTGGATTAGCAGGGGCTTTGTAGTAGATAAAATCTTACTAAAAGGAGAGAAAAAGACATGCTAGAACAAATACCTAATAATGTAGATTTTGATAAGGTGGACTGGGTTGTCTTAGCTAGACAACTAGGACTAAAACTATCTGACGAGCCTATAGAAATTACCAGACTTGGCACCCCTTACAGACAGTACTTAGCATCGGTCACGATGGCATCTAGAATGGTTGACTGTAACCTTAGACTAGAGCAGATAAATGATGAACTAGATGAGATGATGGATGAACGACAGATAACCTCCTTTGACAAGGCGTGTATCAAGTTGTATTTAAATAGAATAGTAGAAAACGAGAAGCTCCCTCATTGATAGGGGGCTTTTCATTTTTGTTATAGGTCAGGAGACGATTCCCGTTTCCCGACCTTTTTTTATGTCGAACAGGTTGTTGAACCCCACGATACTAAGAGATGGTGGAGAAAAAATTGTGTGCCTTGCTTTAATAATTGTGAAGGCGTTCAGGACAGAAAGGTATGATGAGTATGTCTCGTAAGATTATAAGAATCGCCTTACCAAAAGGTAAGATGTACCAAGCGGATTTACAGAAGGAGTTATCCATAGATGGCTCTAATGTCCTTCGGGAAGTCCTAAACCACTCTAGTAAGTATGCGTGGTGGAAGACCCTGTATGATGTAGCTGAGAATCACGTACAGTACTTAGAAGACCTTAATATTGGTGGTGAACGTTATGAGAGAGCAGTAGAGCACAGAGATACTCTACAGTCTACTCTTGAAGCGTTTAATCATAGAGAATCAACATTGAAGCTATTGTTACGTAGTGATAATAAGCGTAAAGTGTTGAAAAGTTACAACAAAAATATCACACATTTAATGGGCGTAATTTAGGTCATTGACCATACTAGCCCTAAGGAGGAATTATTAATGGGTAAATTAGACGTATCAGCACTAGCAGCAAGATTAACGGAGTTAAACAGTAATAGCGGAGGTAATGGTTCTGGCGGTGGCATTAGCTGGCTTAACCTTAAAGATGGACGTAATGTTATCCGTATCTTGCCACCTAAAGGTGATGGAGTATTCGCTAAAGAGGTATTCGTACACTTTGGTGTGAATAAGACTGAGGAAAACAAAAGAGGTACAATGGTTGTATGCCCTAAGACACATGGCGACAACAAGCCTTGCCCAGTATGTGACGTGGTTGCTGAAATGCGTAAGCTATCTAAGAAGAAAGATGACAAGTACGACAAGATGGCTAGAGAGCTGAATAAGAAGACACGTGTATACTACAACGTTATTGACCGTGCTGACGATTTATCTACATTTGAGAAGAAAGAAGTAGATGGTAAGGAAAAATGGTTCAACGCTGATGATGAAGAGGAAACACCTATCAAAGTGTTTGGTTCTGGTATCGGTATTTATAAGGCGTTACTAGCACTTATCATTGATCCAGAGTATGGAGATATCACTGATGAAGAAGAAGGTCTAGATATTATTATCACTAAATCTGGTACAGGCTATAACACTAAATATGAAGTTAAATCTGTACGTAAAGAGTCTGTTATCGGTTTCGATAACTGGGAAGAAGAGTCTCACGACTTAAACCCACTAGCTAAAGCTAAGAGTTATGATGAAATCGACGCTATCCTTAATGGTGAAGAGCCTGAGGATAAGGACGATGACGATGAGGAAGAAGAGGAAAAGGAAGAAAAGCCTAAAAAATCCTCTAACAAGTCTAAGCCTGAAAAAGAAGAGAAGGAAGAGGAAAAGTCTGAATCTGAAGACTCTAGTGAGGGCGATGGAGACGACCTACAGTCAGAAATTGCAGCAAAATTAGCAGCACGTAAGAAACGCAGAGGTTAATACTTGGGACTACAGGCAGGTGGGCAACCACCTGCTAATACTTTTGAAAAGGGGATATATACCATATGAAAAATATTACACAAGAATTAGACGTTGCTCATGAGTTTAAGTATGAATTAGGCTGTATCGAAGATGGTATTTGTAAGAATATCGCTATAAATGGTTTAAAGAATGCTCCTGATTACTTCTGGTACGTACCTGCATCAGCTAGTGGTAAATACCATCCAAAGAGTAGCTTAGGTCTAGCAGGTCTTATTAGACATGTTAAAGCAGTATTCCTTATCTCTGAAGAGTTGTTAAATCACAAACTATATTCTCCGTTTACTCCTGTGGAGAAGGATATGATTCGTGTTGCCGTACTATTACATGACTGCTTAAAGCAAGGTATAGAGGGGACTCATACTGTAGCTGAACATCCATTATTAGTACGTGAAGCGTTACATCCAGTTAAGGGTAAAGTATTTACTGATGATATGAATTCTACTCTTATGGTTAAGGATATGGAAGAGAAGTGGAACTTAATCTGTACTATGATTGAGACCCACATGGGCATCTGGAATACAGATAAAGAAGGTAATGAAATCATGGACATTCCTAAAACTAAAGCCCAACTACATGTCCACATGTGTGACTATTTAGCTAGTAGAAAGTGCATTGAGGTGGATGTAACACCTAGAGAAGCACAGTCTAACTACGCTAAGAAGGATGAAGGTAGTGCTCCCGCATGGTTAAGTGATAAGGCTACCCAAGGTCAGGTGGGCTTTATCAAGAAACTGTTAGTTACTGCTATGATTAAAGGAGTGTCTCATCCCTACGATGGACTGACTTTAGTAAATAGCGATGGTATTGCTATTACGAAAGGTAAAGCAAGTGAGATTATCCAAGCTTTACAACGTTTGACAGGGCAATAAACCCTAAGGAGTCGATTTCCGACTCCTTTCTTTTATTTTTTGTGAGGTGATTGAGATGGCAGAAGCAGGAAGAAAAAGATTGTGGCAACCACATTGGAATAACGAAATCCTTAAAGCCCTTGAGGAGACAGGTGAATACGACTATACTTCTATAATTGAGAAGGGTCTACGTGTGGTATGGGTGAGAGATAAAATTAGAGCACTGTGTAAGCAGGCACATGATGGTAGTGTATCACTTAGATGGGATAAGAATTCTCATGTAGTGTATATACGTAAAACTTATGTTAGACCCAAGCCTGTAATACCTAAGGGTACACCTGCAATTGAGAAATATGCAGAACAGGCTAAGGCTATCAGAAGTAATAGAGATAAATTTATTGCTCTCTGTGAGAAGGATGGGGATAAATATCCTATCAATTTATACGCTGTAACTGAAAGACATGCTAGGATGGACTTGGCAGAGAACTACAAGGTAGATAAGATTATAGACATCCTACCTGCAAAAGAATACCGTAAGAAGTATATAAGACCACTTTAAGGAGGAATTAATATGTTAGGAATACGCATGCTCAAAGTACCTGTAACCACTTACCACGAGGTAGAAATCACTAATAAGCACTTAATTGAGTTGTTAGATAAGGAAAAGAAGAGCCTACTACCTAGTGGATGGGATTGTCTAGTGTTCTACAAAGATAAAATAACTATCTACAAAGCTGGTTATGGTAGTCATGATATAGGGGAAGATGAGAAGGAGTTTACAGACGAAAAGATTATTCACAACTATTCTGTTATTGATGCTACTATAAAATATCTTAAAGGAGAGAATAAATAATGCTACTACTAATTGATGGAAATAATATAGGTTACCGTGCCTTTCATACTCCACAAGGACAACTAGAGACAAAGGATGGCAAGCCTACAGGTGTAATGCAAGGTGTCCTTAAATCCATTAAGTTATATCTGGAACGCTTCCCAGAGACTACTAAATGTTTGGTGTGTTTCGATGGTGGGAAAGCAGAATGGCGTAAGGAATTATATCCCGAATATAAGGCAAATCGTAGTTATGGTGATGACCCTGAAGAGAAAGAGCGATTTGAAGGACTATTTAATCAGCTAAATGAACTTAATGAGATGTTACCTAAAATTAATGTTCGCAGTATTAAGCTAGATGGACATGAAGCGGACGATTTAATATATGCATTCTGTGAGCTTACTCAAGATAACGTTATGATTGTCTCAAGTGATAAGGATATGCTACAGCTCATCAATGAGCGTGTGTCAGTGTATACTCCTTATAAAGACCGAGTAATTGGTATCAGTGACTTCTATGATGAAACTGGGGTAACTATGAAAGCCTATCTTGGTTACCGAGCACTAGTGGGGGATAAATCAGATAATATTATTGGTGTCCACGGTATCGGTGAGAAGAAAGCTAAGGCTCTGATGGACAAATATGGTCATATTGACCACATCCTAGGTGCTACTGGTGATGTGAAGAAAGCCTTAATGAAGTCTAAGGTTAATGCACGTATCTTTGAACCAGAGAATCTACAACGTCTGGGTATCAATAACAAGATTATGAATCTTAAATTCTTTGATTACACAGGAATCCGTAATGACCTAGACAAAGCCCTAAATGATCCTATTGAGTTCGATAGCAACTACTTCAAGAACTGGCTGATGCGTAACCAGTTTGCTGCTATCTTAGCAGAGTACCTAGCGTTCTCTATGGTATTCCGAGCACTAGAGGAGGATGATGAGTAATATGTGGCACGATAGAGCCAAAGGTGATATGTGGAGACAGCTAGAAAGGTCAGAATTTAGGACAGTAACTCTACAGTGTATTAGGGAGACTGTTACTCATCATGTAAACTATGACCCCTGTATGGGTAACTTTGAGGTCTTTATGGAAGAGGCAATCAATGGTCTAGCTAGTGGGTATGTGATGGGTATCTCAAGAAGAGTGCCTGCTAAAGAGTTTGAGAAGACAGTTACCTTCCAAGTACCTGCCACATGGTGGCAACACTTTAAGCAATCCCACTTCCCTGCATGGGCGCTAAAGAAATTTCCAGTTAAGTATGAAACCTTAGCTGAGACTATTGGATTTAAGGCTTTATATGACCACATTATACCTGGTCACAATCCCCATATCCAAGTACATGTGGCAGAACATAAATGGGAGTAAGAGTATGGAACACCTTAGAAAAAGTATGGTGGTGCTGGCTGTTCAGCTACTTATTCCAGTTGGCAGGACTTATTCTAGTAGGAGTAGTGTGGTGGGGTATCCTAGACTTGGATGACTACTACGCTACCTACCCTCCAAACTTGACTATTTGGAGTATAAAGGTTCTAAGTTGGGTAACCAGTTTCATTCTGGTATATCGTCTAGCTAAAAAGGAGGGGTCTCTGTAGAGAGACCTCTTATTTTGTGTTATATGACAAATAAAGGGAAAACTCTGAGAACTTCCCTTCTTTTATTTCAGAGACCTTGAAAGGAGAGATTTATCTAAATGACTAATCAGATTATAGAAGCATTCCAATTGTTGGCAGAGATAGGTGGAACTACATCAAGAACAGCTAAAGAAGATTACCTGAGAGCAGGTGAGGGTAACCTGATATTTAAGGAGATTCTAAGGAGAACATACCATCCAGACTTAATATTTGGGATTAAGAAGAAGTCCAAAACTAAACCCCTTGGTATTGAATTCAATGATGACCTTCAATACAACTATGATAAATATATGCTCCTTACTAACTTACTAGTTAGCAGAGACCTGACAGGTAACGCTGCACTAGAAGCACTAGATGGATTAATATCTACATGTGGCTTTATAGAAGCTGAGTGGTATATGAAGTCTATCCAAAAAGACTTTAAAATTGGCATTACTGCTAAGAGTATAAATAAAGTGTTCCCTGGATTTATACACCAGCATTCCTGTGCTTTGGCTATGCCACTGAAAACTTATCCTAAACGTTACATGGCTGATAAGAAACTAGATGGTTACAGATGTAATGCTGTAAACTACGGTGGGGGAAGAGTTCTTCTTAAATCTAGGAATGGTAAGATAATCTCTGGTTATACTGGCATTGAACAAGATATTGCTCAACTACCTGCTGGGTATGTATATGACGGTGAGATTATGGCACCCTCTGGTAAGTTTGCCGATGTACAGAAATCTGCCTTTAAGAAAGCAGATGACAAAATTGGTATTCTCCATATCTTTGATGCTGTTCCTATAGAGGAATTTGAAGTAGGAGAAAGTACTGCAATCCTTGAAGAGCGTATTGTCTTCATGGAATCAATAGATGCTGAGTATATTCAAGAACTTCCTTTATGGAACTTGGAATACGTAGTACCTGATGGAATCTTCTATGAAGACACTGAAGAGACTCAAGCAGAGGTATTCAGTATTTATAGGAAGAATAGAGCCTTGGGATATGAGGGTACTATGGTTAAGGACTTGGATGCTACCTATAAGTGTAAGCGTAGTCGTGACATCCAAAAAGTGGTAGACGTAGAAAGAGTTGACCTTGAAGTAGTAGGATTTGAAGAGGGCAAAGAAGGAACTAAAAATGAAGGGGTACTAGGAGCTTTAGTCGTTGAGTACAAAGGCAATGAGGTATCTATTGGTGGCGGTTACACTGATGAGATGCGTGTAGACCTTTGGGCTAGACGTAATGAACTGATTAACAAGGTGATAGAGATTGAATACCGAGAAGAGTCTACTAATAGTAAGACTGGTAAGAAGTCTCTACGTTTCCCTGAGTTCATAAGATTCCGTCCTGACAAAGAATAGGAGTGGTTAATGTATGAAGGAATTTCTCAAAGCACTACAATATCGATCTATGATAGATAGCTCTCCTGTAGCTGGTGCTGTAGACGAGCAACACAAAAAGTTAAGAGAAGAGTATAAGGCTCTTGAAGGTAGACGTGCACTGTTTAGTAGTGGCTCTACCAAGGAAGTTCGTGTTATCAGAATAGTGGAAGCTCACGAGAGATACCTACGAGTTAGTTATGAGTGCTTTGGGATGGACTATACGGTTGAAGTCTTTACCTGCATATGCTGGAATGGTATCTTCAGTGGGGAAGAAAGGATTAGTGACGTAGAATGAACGATATGACACCTCCTACTCACTTTGAGCCTGTATATCTCTTTAATAAGTATGAGCCACTTAGAAGAAAGATATACAACAAGTTCAAAGACCAGATGGCTAACTACACAGATAAGGAAGAGTTGTCTGCTGAAATAGACCGTACATTCCTAAGTTTAGTAACGGAATACAACCCCCATCGTGGGGTTGACTTTCCATACTATATTAAGAAGATGCTTGATTTACGTATCTTCCATTGGGTTAACAAGTACCACAAGAACATAAACCGTGAGACGTATAGCAATGATGATAATGGTATTGTGGTGGAGGATACCCAGTATGCAGAGTTGCTTCAGCGTATAGTTGACCTTCATAGTATTGACCCAGACATCCAACTAGGAGAGAAACACAGAAATCTCATGATTGGGCTTCTAGTAGAGCAGAAGACTATCCAGCAGTTAGCAGAGGAAGAAGGGGTACCTGCTAATAGGCTTCATGCTAGATTGTACTTCTTAATACAGAAATTTGACAAAGAGTATGCAAGACTAATTGAGTGGTGGGGAGAGGACTTATATGACTAATGAATACCAAATGAAGAAGCATGAGGAAGCTATGGCAACCAGGGTTAGTGATATTTTAAAAGCTATAGCCAGCTTTGAGAAATTTCACCGTAACCTTGACAAGATAGACAGTCCTATACAGCTTATGACTATCGTAGAAGACTGTCTAGTTTCTTGTGGTTCTGAACCTAAGCCACACTTCCTAGAAGTCAGTACCAATTTTGTACAAGTATATACATTAGTTAAGATGAATGCTAACCTGTACCCATTCTTTGCGGATGACCACCCACAAAATGATAGATTTCATAAGGTTGTAACACAGACCCTCCTTGGGACGGATTTAATAGAGTCCGTTAAGTGGCTACCCAAAGAGAATGGCTCAATTTTATTGGTGACAAGGAGGGTATAAGATGATAGCAGTTATTATCGAGGGGTGGTCAGACCATAATGCTATTCGCAGAGTCTACAGCCCAAAAGACGTTCAAACCATAGTAACTAATGGTACTAAAATGAATAACCGTATCAGTGAGCAGATTCAGGAAGCCTTAGACATGGGGCTTCCTACTTTCATATTATCTGACCCTGATAAGGCTGGAGATGACCTTGCTAGTATGGTTAAGAGTAACTTTAATATCTCTAGGCTCACGGTAGACCCTGCTAAGGCAAAGCAAGAGCGTATGTTTAGAACGAAATATGGCATTGAGTATTGCACCGATGAATATTTAAAAGAGTTACTGGAGGGAGCGGTTCAGTATGGAAGGCACAAAAATATGCATCGCCTGTGATTTAGAGCTATCTGTGGATGAGTTCCATAGAGACAAGAAGTCTCCTGATGGAAGAGTACGCAAATGTAAATTGTGTACTAAGATGAACAGAGGAGCAAAGAAGCCTATCACTAAAAGCAGAAGTGTATCCCTTACGGCTATCAGGCTGTCTAGAGCAATAAATACCCTTGCTAAACGCATGAAGATTCCAGTAAGTCTTCAAGTGAACAATGACACGTCCATTACTGTTACTATCAAGGGGGAGACATCAGATGAAGAATAAGGGTAAGGGAATTGTAATACAAGGTAGTGTTGGAGCAGGGAAGAGTACTCTAGCTGAGATGTTGGCAGCACATACAGGTATTACTTTATTCAGAGAACCAGTTAAGAGCAACCCTTACTTAACTGATTACTATAAAGATCCACATAAACATGGGTATGCAATGCAGGTATTCCTACTACATGAACGCTTCAAGCAAGCCCTACATGCAACTCGATTAGACGAACACATTATGGATATGAGCATGTATGGAAACTTAATATTTGCTTCTATTATGACTCAAGAGGGCATTATATCTGAGCGTAATATGAATGACTATGTTAATATGTTCCATCAATTCCGTAAGCTAACTGAACCACCAGCACTTATGGTCTACTTAAAGTGCTCCACTGATGAATGTATCAACCGAATTCAAAAAAGAAATAGGAAATCGGAGTTGGACGTAGAGCGTTCGTATTGGGAGAAGCTAAACCAAGCGTATGAAGTGTGGTACAGAACATACTCCTACAGTCCTAAGGTTGAAATTGACGTTACAAATATCAACATAGTTGATAGCAAGGAATCAGCTCACTATGTAATGGAGACTATTATGAAAGAACACGTCAAGGCTACCCTTTAGGGTAGTCTTTTCTTTTATAGGTCTACTGGTTTGACTTTTTTCAAGGATTCGGAAAAAATAAGGATGTGGTCGAGGGACACACCAAGCATAAAGGAGAGGTGATATTCGTGAGGATACAACGAATAACAGATGACTGTAGTTGTAACAACTGTTTGGACAGAGGTTTGAAAGAAGCCTACAAGATATATGTGGGTAGAACTTCCACGACGACTGTAATAACTCTATGTGTAGGGTGTCTAGTTAGATTAGACGCTGATATTCACAGAGAGGTTAGGAAGCTAGCCATGAGTGATATAGTTGTTTCTCTTCAAAAGGGTAGGGAGGAATAGTACATGTCAAATGACCTAGAAGAACTTAAACGTAGAGCACTCCTAGCACGAAACAGTAAGAAACAACCTAAAGGAGCTTCAGCCCTTACACAAGAGGATATGATGCTGGTACTTCATCCAGATGAGGCACAACTGATACTAGATTTCATGTATGGAGCTATTCAGTGTAAAGAACTAAAGGCTGACCACAAGTTGGCGCTTACTATAATTGACCATATGGAGGGGTAGATAATGATGACAAATGGTGAAGTAAGGGATGAAGCAGTAAAGGTATTGGAAGAGTGGGCACAAGAGAAGCCAGAAATGTTTGTATCTGGTGGAGAGCCTAGTTTCTGTTGGGAGATGAGACATTCAGCTATCAGAAAGGTGCTAGAGGATAATGACATTACTGAGTACATGGATGATATCGAACAGATTGATGGTTTCTTACACTACAGTCATCTAGCAACAGCAAGAAAGTATGTAGAAGAGTACCTAGCAGAGGAACACGGTAAGTTTAGTAAGGTGGCTGAAGTAGGTCACAGACAATCAGACTTTATGTAGGAGGAATGGAAAATGAATGAATTTAATATGGATATTGAGTTGTTCCTGGATATAGACAAGTTTCTATTACCAGGGGTAAAGGTTGGTAGCCTTAATATAGATGTATCTGTTCATGCTGGTAAGCCAGAAGGCACAGTAATCTTATCTCATCTAGTGGTGTACCCTGATGGAGTGAGCCATGTATTCATAGTGGATCATGGTAGTAAAGGTATTACAATGGCACTATTTGATGAAGCAAGATGTGGTGCCGCACCTATACCTGATGGTGAGGAAAGATTGTCTAAGCAAGTCCTACAAATGATGATGGCTATTGCCAGTGGGGAGGATGTTAAGAATGGAACAGTACATTAATCTACAAGGGACTGTAACAGGTCGCTTTACTTCAGAAGCAGAGAATGAGGTAGCAGTACCACAGATGAGTTTTGTAGGTGTAGTAGAGGTTAGTGATTTCATGCCAACCTTCAGCATCTATGATATAATGGGTATCAAGCCTGAGACTGAGGTTGCTCATAGAGAGAAAGAGTTAGCATTTTGGGAGCGTAAATATAGGGCTACTAACAAGGCTAGTCAGAAGAAGCGTATCAAACGTAAGGTAAACTTTAAGCAACATATGCTAGCCAAGGCTAAAGAAGACATGGAAAACTATTACACAAGTAAGGAGAAAGCTAATGAAGACAGAAATAGCAAATAAGATTACAGAAGCACCAGAGGGGGTAAAGGAAGAGAGCCAAGCGGTAGAGAGGGTTATGAACCGCTTGCCTTTACACCAAGCACCTCATGATAAGATGTTCCCTAAAGTTAATGGTTTACGTACCTTTAATGGGGAAGCATGGATTGACTTTGGTATAGAGAGGTACGAACGATTAATACCTCTCACTAATAAGAGTCGGATTAAAAGGCGTATGCAGAAGGACATCATCTTCATGAGGAAGTACCGAGAAGACAGACTAAGGAGACAACTTTAATGTTGTCTCCTTTTTTATTTACTGTAAGAGGATTGATTTGCTTTTCTCTCTGTTTCGTGTGAAAATTGACTCATGGAAGTCAGAAGTACATTGAGTCTAAAAGGAGAGGTGTATAAAATGGATAGCTTAACAGTTGGTGAATGGAGAATACTTTTGCTTAGCAAGTGCGTAGAGGAAGACGCTGATCTGTACATGTACACTGATGTGTTACGCAGAGAAGGTAAGAGAGCGATTCTGTCAATCACTAGGGGAGATGCTAAGATTCTGAATGAGTACCTTGCAGATGGGCAGGGTGAACACTTTAGAGAACAATTTAGAAAAGAGTGGATATTCACTGGTAAGGTAAAAGACAACGGTAGAGGTAATAAAACAACATGTGAATACTGCCAACATCAGCAGATTAGATATAGATACTTATGCAAGAATACTAAAACTGGTGTCTATCTGGAACTTGGAAGCGTGTGCGTAGGTTATATTGTACATGGGGAAGCTAAGATGAGGGATAAAGAGTTTAGTAAGAATTTTGTAGAAGGCTTAGATAGTCTTAGAAAGAAACCTTATACTCCAGACCCACAAGATGTGGAGCATAGACGTAACCACCAAATGGACGCAATTAGATATGCAGCAGGAATTATACATAGCGCTGGGCATGGGGACAATAGTTTCTTCCAAAGCCTACAGAAGCAATGGAACGAGGGTAATGCTCTATCTGATAAGCAGTTTGATGCTTTAAAGAATATGGCAATCAGAATACGTGAAGCACGTAAACGTAAGGAGGTAGCACAATAATGGGATTAGTACACAGAAACATACATGCAGATATGGATAAGGATTTAGACCCAGGAGAGAAGTTACTAAAGCTAACAACTAATAAGGCTTTTGGTAAGCTAATGGAAGGTAGGGAGGTCTTTGCTAAATTTGAGACTATTGAGCACCAACATGTTAAAGGGTGTAGAAAGTGTAATATCTCAAGAAAAGGTAAATTCTGTCATGAGTGTGGTTCACAAATAACAGATAAACTACCAATAGGGGTTGTCAAGGATACTAGGTGGATAGGACTTTCAATGGAGTGGAAAGAGAATTGCAGTAGTGACTTTAGGGATGATGAAAGAGAGCTAATGGAGTGTAGTAACCATCCACACTCTGGTGGTCGCCATTGGAAGAAGGCTAGTATGCAGTTAGGTTACTTTGTTGATACTAAAATTTGGTACTGGAGGGGTTATTAATGGCATTCGATAAAGCTAAGAAGGAAGAAGTACGAGAAATAGGTAAAAGACCTTGGAATATATCTGTAACACCAGAGGTTGAGCCTATCTATACAATGAAGTGCATCCTAATTATTGGTACAGGAGTTACTGTCAGCAAGAGCCACTACCTAGATGACCAAGGTTCAGAGTTAAGAGAAGGTACTAAAGGGGTAATTCAGGAAGTTAGGATAACAAAGGATAAGATTTTATACTCTATACTGTTCGAAGAAGTACACTGGATATTTGAAGATATGGGTGGGGCATATGGTAGTGTTGAAGCTAGTACTTTATGGTACACTGTGGAGAAGATGGATGAGCTAGGTATTAAAGTAGATGGGAGAGATGTAAAGTGAAGAGCACATTAGAAGAAGTAATAGGTGGTAAGCTTCAAAACAAGCCTAGACAGGCTGTACTTAAAGCTAGCGGTAAACTTGAGCCTATTGAGTATAACGACCAGATAGTGGAAGTTATTCGTTGTAATGAGTGTAACATCGAACACCTAGTACATGAGAATAGCTACCTGGAGATAATAGGAAACCTCCATGTTGGGGGTGAGGGCAGAGGTGGTCTTCTAGGTAATGGGGACTGGAAGAATATTGGTGTCCCTGTATATCACTTCTGTATAAACAATCATTGCCTGTCTGATTATGTGCGTAAAATAGAGTTGAAAGAGCTATCGGATGCAGGTCAGATACCGAGCATACATTATAAGTCAAGATTCTATACTACTGTGCCTTTAGCCGTGTCTAATGACAGCCACATAAAGGATCATACTACGGTAGAGGTAGTGAACATCCGTGAGGATGGCATCAGGATTAGAACTGATGTTCATACAGAAGGTGAAGGCAGAAAGTGTAGAGAGTTGTCAGTACAAGAATTTGTACTTCAAAAGTGGTTAGAAGAGGGTAAGCTAGAGGTACTTCCTGACACTAAGGAGGGAGAGTAGTATGACTAAAACTCTAGAGGATGTAGTAGGAATGAAGGTTAACAAGCAGCTTAGAAAAGGTGTAGTTAAGCGTACGGGGGTTATTCAAGAAGTACCAGAAGGGGAACAGGTAGATTATGTTACCTGTTCTTACTGTCAAGCACGACACTTGTATGAATCAAGCACCTATGTGGAGCTTGTAGGAAACCTACATTCAGGTGAGGGTGGGGGTCTCCTAGGCAACCCAGACTGGAAAGAGCATGGCGTACCTGCATCTTACTACTGTGTGGATAAACATTGTCTGTCTAAACATGTACAAAAATGTGAGCATGAAGTAATAGACAGTAATAATAACGTTTATCTACGTGAGGGTGAGACTTTAGATATTGTCTATGGAGTAGAAACAGAAAAGAGACTCATATTATCAGGTACGGTGGTGCATATCTTAGAGCGGAAACATGATGTCATTACCCTAGACGTACCAAGAGGGCTTCCTCTTGATAGCGTAACCGTGTCAGTCCCAAGAGAAACCATTAGGCAATGGTTTAAGGACGACAAAGTAAAGCGTAGCAGTAGCAAACGTCCTTGATTTCTGTTTCCAGTCGTGAGAAAATGGTCTTGTGAGAGGGAGGGAGTCCTCCCCTACAGACCAGAGCTAAAAGGAGAGGGTATTAGTGAGTAAATTTATTGAAGGTCTTAATGTTAGTCAAGAGAAAGCAGTATTAGCAATAGAGGGTCGTATCCAAATCAATGCAGTAGCAGGTTCAGGTAAGACTCGTGTCCTAACACACCGTACAGCACATATGATTACTGACCTTAAAATCAAGCCTAAGAATATCATGTTAACAACATTTACTAAGAAGGCTAGTGAAGAGATGACTGAGCGTCTTAGCAAACTGTTACCACAGATGAAGCTTATGCAGTTAACAATTGGTACTACACATTCTATCGGTTACCGTATTCTGAAGAAGGAATATGAGGCTCTAGGCAATCCCTTATTACAAGCGTTTAAGAAGAAGGATGGGGTACTAATGGGTGCATCTCAAAAGTACTTTGCTGAGAGTGTTATCAAGTCTATCATGATGGATAGAACAGTTGAGTTTAGTATCAAGGAAGAGCTAAGAGATATGCCAGTTCCAGGATTACTAAAAGTAGCAGGTTTAACTAAGAATGAGGGTAAAGACTACAAAGAGTTTGAGGAAGAGAATGCAGGTAAGGGTACTAGAATGGACTGCTATATTGAGTTCTTCAGACGTTATGAGCTTGCTAAAGCTAGTCAGAATAAGATTGACGGTGACGACATGCTTTACCTTACATGGAAGCTATTCAAAGAGCATCCAGATATCCTTAAAAAATACCAAGACATCTACAAATACATACTAGTGGATGAAGCACAAGATAGTAACTCATTACAATATGAGCTAATGGCTATGCTTGCTTATCCAGAGAATAACTTATTTATCGTAGGTGATGATGACCAGTCTATGTATGGTTTCCGTGGTGCAAGACCAGAACAGTTTATCGAATTTAGCTCTGCATTTGGTGGCGTACAGTCTATTGCACTAGAGGATAACTACCGTAGTAACCCAGCAATCCTAGAGATTGCTAACAACCTTATCAAACATAATACTAAGCGTATCAAGAAGACGCTTAAAGCACATAAGCAAGATGATAGTGATTGCGTAGCATTATCTGTATTCAAGGATGAGACAGAGGAAGCTAAACAGGTAGTGGAGGATATCAAGATTCAGGTAGAGAAGAAAGGTAGAAACCACAAGGATATTGCAGTGCTTTACCGTACTAATGTCCAATCTCGTGCTATTGAAGATGAATTAATCATGGCAGGTCTACCATATGTTATTCATGGAGGTATCTCTTTCTACGAACGTAAAGAGGTTAAAGACCTTGTATCCTACCTGCAATTAGCGGTTAACCCAGACAATAACCAAGCATTCAAACGTGTATACAATGTACCTAGTCGTTACTTAGGTAAAGAGTTCTATGCTAAGGTAAGTGCTTTTGATGGCTCACATTGGGAAGCTATTCTGTCTGGTAAGCTGAAGCTACAAAACTATCAAGTTAAAGGCTCTCTAGAGTTTGCAGGGGTTATTAAAGACCTACAAGAGATGTTACAAGAGGGTGCAACTCCTACAGACTTAGTTAATCATCTGTTAGATAACGTTGGTTATAAAGACTACATCTTAGGTGAGGAAGAAGAGGAAGAGAGTAGCCGTATGGAGAATATTGCAACTCTTCAATACGTTCTAGACCGATATGAGAATATTGAAGACTTCCTAGGCTACATTGAGTTAATGACTTCCCAAGCTAAGCATAGTATTGATGGGGTTCAGTTAATGACTATCCATAAGAGTAAGGGTCTTGAGTTCCCTGTAGCATTCTGTGTGGGTGTGTCTGAAGGAGTATTACCTCACTTTAGAGCAGTAGAAGCAGCAGAGAATGGTAAGCCTTTAGCGGTAGAGGAAGAGCGTAGATTACTATACGTTGGTATTACTAGAGCAGAGAGTGAAGTGTATGTATCTTGTCTACAAGGCTTCAATGGTAGACGTTGTAAGGTAAGTCGCTTTGCTAGAGAGTTAGGTATTGGTGCCTTCAATGCTAAGAAAATAAATGAAGAGTATCAAGGCAGAGTGCTAGACCCTATTCTTAGAGAACAGCAAGAGATTATGAGAGATGCAGTGGGGGAGTAATCCCCCTTTAGCTTTGTAAAAATACAACCGAGAAAAAGGAGAGGTTCAGATGAACACAACATATAATGAGACTATCAAAAAGGTTAGTGAGTTGCTAAAGGAATCGAAAAAGACGGTGGTTCTCTCTGGTGCAGGGCTTTCGACTGAATGTGGTCTACAAGACTTTAGAAGCACTAATGGTCTGTACAGAGATAGCAATATTCAAGAGCTAGCAACAACTAGAGGGTTGTGGAATAACACGCATAAGTTTACCCAGTATTACAGGGAGCGTATTGGTCAAGTATTAGCTAATGAGCCTGATGAGTCTTATATGTGTATTAATGACTGGGCTGAACAGGGCTTAGTCCACCATATTATCACTCAGAATGTAGATGGTTATCATGGACAGGTTAATACTGCTGATATTCCGATCCATATGTTACATGGGGACTTAGCTAATTGCTTCTGTGCTGAGTGTAAGAAAACTGTTGCTAGTTCCTATTATATGCATAATATTAGATGTCCCCACTGTGGTAGTGGGTTGATGAGACCTAATGTTATCTTATTCAACGAGCAGTTATCCCAGAGAACTCTAGCCTTATCATTATCTGCTGTACAGACTGCTGAACTAACTATTGTAATGGGTTCTTCCCTACAGGTAACCCCAGCAGCTATTCTACCTGCCTACACTAAGAAGAATGGTGGAAAGCTAGTAATCATTAACAATGAAGAGACACCATTAGACCATATAGCTGATGTTATTATAAACTCCCCCTTGGGAGAAACAATAAGTGCAATCAATAAGGAACTAGGTACTTCAGCCTAGTTCCTTTTCATTTGTTCTCTGTTCCTTGACTTCTTTCCTCTTTCGTGCAAAAATGAGTCATCGAGTTGAGTTGGTTGGTTCACTCTACTGAGTAGATAAGGATGGAGATTCCGTTCTTCGGGCAAACTAACTTCAAAAGATACCAAAGATAAAAGGAGCTGGTTATAATGGCAGTAAAACAACGTATTATCACTAAACAAATGCAGGCACATGTAGATGACTATTTAAAGGTGTATGAGGCTTCTAAGAAGCTAGAGAAGGAGCTAAAAAGATTACGTGGTCTTATTGAAGAGGAAATGGAAGCACGTCAGGTATACGCAATATCTGGAACTAAGGGTGGAGGTGTAGAGGTAATAGAGAGTGAGAGAGTAACATCGTCGTCATTGTATACTACTTATGACCCTTCTCTACTGACTTGTATCCCTGCTGGGTTAGCACGTCAATGTAAAGAAGTAGTAGTCAACAAGGATATGGTAGAGGGCTTCATCAAGGAGAAGAAGCTTTCTAAGAAGATGTGTGAAGAGTTTAAGATGAAGAAGCCTTCCGTAACATTCAAGACTACAGTACTATAATAACAGGAGGTGGGTGTCTATGGGTCTCTTTGGAGATATCTTTAGACGGTTGGGTGGGAAAGCTTATGAGCGAGATTTGCGTAAGCAATATGATCACCGTAGGCGCAAGTGGACGGAATACGGGTACTGGAAGAACATCGGTACCCCTATCCATGATAACTGGGAATGGGTTGACCTTAAACCTGGAGAATATAAAGCCCCTAAGTGGCTTAACGTTATAGAGATGCCTGAAGGTCATTACCTTATAAAGCTAACTGATGAAGCACTTCCTGATACAGAAGAGGTTGTCAAATGTGGATGTATAAGGGACGTAGAAATTAGCGTAGGGCTATTGAAAAGTTATTATGAGTGTCTAGGTGAAGTAATAGTTGACGTTAATACCGAGAAGAGAACAATTTAACCGTCCTCGTTTTATTAATCAAAGGAGAGTGTCCATATGACAAACGTGATTGAGTTTACAGCTAAGAGTAATCGTAAGGGAGTAGCATCAGTGCCAATACAAGGTGACCTTTTCGACCAGATGTTAGCTAAAGAGATTGCAAATGTATTAAAGGCTACAGGTCTTCCAACTGAGGAGTCAGCACTAAAGTTCGTTAGTGACTTCTATAGAAAGTATCCAGCATTAGTGGAGCTTGCTCGTAGCCAAGAAAACTTACTAAGGAGGTAATTATTATGGGCAGACTATTTATGCACATGGATTACGAGAACCAAACAGTTACATTTAGTAAAGAGGGTATAGATGAGAATGGCTCTGATAAAGGGTTTCATGATGACATACCTGAGGAGTGTAAGTATTGTGGGGAAGAGATAGATAACCCAGGTAAGATTGCATGTAACAAATGCATAGATAAACGTAAAGATACAGTCGAGTAGGAGGAACTTAAATGGATAACAATACTATGGGTGGATTAGCTAGAGCATTGCGTAACTATCATTACTACGAGAAATCAGGACGTAACCCTGTCCTGTCACCTTTCTCACTAATTCGTAGACTATTCGTTAGCTAATCCCCTAAAGGGGGTGAGACCTGTGGGGAAACGTAAGGACACTTTACGAGCCTTTCAGCTAGAGGTAAGTGAAGCCATGAGGAAGAATAAGCATGGTTATAAGACCCTGCTGAAGCGAGTACAGAACAAGGTGTTCCGTAACATTACTAGGTCAGAGCATGAGAGTACGTTGGAGAGTTTAGTAGTCAAGAAGTGGAGCAGTAAGGATGTTTGACAACTGGGGATGATACACAATATTTGGTTCTAACATCAGGGGATAACATAAGTCCAATATAAAAAGGAGTGTGTCCAATGAAAGGGAGAAGAGAAGCTGTAGTAAAGTTGAATGTGATTAAGTTAGATATTGATTACCAGTTACAAACTTTATTCGATGCTATGAAGTCTAATGATGACCAAGCTAAACAACAAGCTAAGGCTAAGCTCTATACCCTTCGCAACCAGTTGAATAACCATAAATTGGGGGTATAGTTATGAAAAGAGTCATCAAGTATATTCCGTTGGCAATACGGATATCATCACTACTAATGTTGTTTATATACTTGGGTAATGTTAAGGACATGATAGATATCTACAACACTAGAGTAGGAGATGCACAGTCTGCTATGCAGGCTACCCAACTGTCAAGTGAGTCTATTATGCAGATGATAAGACATGTAGCAGTAGTGGTAACTTTTGGTTTGTTGTGGATAGCACTAGAAATTAATGTGTTGCGTAACCTAGAGAAGAAGTAGACTTTGTTACATGCTTACCCCTTAGGGGGTGAGTATTATAGAGGGTCTAAGGCTCTAAGTATTGAAGGGGGAGAGGATTAGATGAAACTAGAAAATAGTAAGGAAGACTTAATTGTATGTATCCGTTCAGCAATGATAGAAGGAGCAGAATGGATGGCTCTATTAGTAGTAATGCCAGAACACCCAGCACCACAACTTATTATTGACCCTAAGGAGAACTTTACTGCAAGACTTAACTTTCTCCGTAATACATACAACGATGAATTAGAACACGCACATAATCCAGCAGTAAGAATCGTAGGATTCTCTAGTGGGTCTAGTATCTCTAAGGTATCTAAGATTTACAAATTATACATGAAAAAACTACAAGAGGGAGAGAAATAATATGAAACTAATTATTGGTAAGGTAGCGTCAGGTAAGAGCCAGAAGGTTATTGATATAGCTAAAGAGCATGCTTCTAATGGGGAAGAGACATTAATTGTAACAAGCCTAGGAGAGGAACTAGGTGAGCGCTTTGGAGCAGCTAAGCGGGAACTAGGAGATGAGCATAAGGGTAACTTTATGGTGACTTCTATCAAGCCCCACTCATCGGATAACCCAGACTTTGCAGTAATAAAAGGTATGATTCCTGTATTCGGTGCTACCCCTGACGTTATCATAGTGCATGCTGAGGTCTTCTCTAGAGACTTGGTACTAGCTATCATGAATCTAGAGTCTGTAATGAAAGCCAAGGTTTATATGGTGGTACAAGCCAATAGCGACTTCGCACAAGGTGTACAAGTAGTAGACGTGGAAGAGGTGATTAACTAATGGTAGCAAATACTACTCAATTTCTGTCTCTCCTAAAACTTGCTCAAGGTCATAGATTAAAGGATGCATCTGTTGTTAAACATGATGACGCTAGTGGAGACTATGAGAGCATAGTACTGGAGTTCCAAGGGGACAATGGTGATGCAGTTAGACTTACCTTTACTTCCAATTACCAAATAGCTAGTAAAGATAGAGATATTATAGATACCAGTATTGATGTAGAATCTGCTCGTATGGTTGTAGATTTACTAGAGAAAAAATAAAAGGGGGACAAGCACTATGGGCAATATTAAAGATGCTAAATTAAAGAGGGTATTAACACTACGACACACTATTGAAGAGACTAATAAGAACCTATCAGAGATGAGTGCAGAGTTAACAACACTAGAGAAGGAGTTATATATGGAGTGTGAACATGAACGTATGACTCGTGTTTCTGAGTGGACTAAGGTGGATAGCGCTACTACTCTAGTATTTATGCAGGCTAACTATAAATGTGATGAGTGCGGTCACATAGAATCCATTATGGGGAGAGCTGATAACAATGTTGTCAACCAATAATGATAAAGCTATACAGGACATGCTTAACAATAATTGTGAGGTTCGGTTCATTCGTATAGTTAACGGTGAGGTAAGGGAGCTATGCATGGAACGGTTTGGTAAAGCATTCGTTATACGCTTCACACCATTCGGTCAGCCTATGGTAATGAAGCCAGAGTATTCTGTATACAAAATAGGTGGCAATGGTAGAGAAATTAGAGTAGCAGCCTTTTTTGCAGAGGAACTAGAAGACAATATGAAAAACTTTGGTTTCCGTGAAGGAATGATAGAGGAATGGTATAATGAACTAGTAAGAAACCCTAAGGAGAGGTTCTATAACTCTAACCACACCTTCTACTTTACTAGAACCCCTGACGATGAACGTGGATTTAAGAGCAATATACTATCATGATAGGACTCCTACGGGAGTCCTTTTCTTTTTGCCCTCCGTTGGTTTCCTCCCCTCTACAGAACTTTCTAATGAAGTTTCCAATCATCCTCCTATTTGAAACTTCCCCCGAATCCGTTTGCCTTTCAGAAAACTTCCCTACCAGACTTGATAAGGGTTTCTCCTGTTTGAATCAGTACCCATTTCCGCATATATTTCTTTGTAGTTGGTAACATTAGGAGGTGCATGATGGAAGGACTAAAGAAAATAGTAGAAGCTATAGTAGACGGAGTACGGATCACAGGAGTCCTAGTTGCCAGTGAGAATGGCAAGTATGTAATACAGCTTGAGGATGGTAGCAGAGTAGTATCTGATAATATCAAGGAGGTAGAATAGAATGGCTAACTTTTTCTATATTACTGTTGATACTGTTGGTCCAGCTAACCCTACAGCTAGCATAGAGAGTGGAGCACAATACACTACTAAACAACTTGTAAACATCGCTATAGGAACAACAGATGCTAGTACGGTTGGATACCAGATGAAGATTTGGGGAGATGTAGACAAGGCTTATGATTCTGATATTCAGGATATAGAGGCATCGTCTAACTGGATTTCTTACACAACTACGAAACAGATTAAGCTAACAGCAGGTGACGCAGATAAGAACATTAGTATCAAGATTAGAGATGATGTATTGAATGAATCAGCAGTAGCTACCGATGGTATCAAGCTTAGTGCAACGTTACCAAACGTTACTTCAGTTGCTTCTGATGTACGTGTGTCTAAGAAGGCTACTAAAGATGGATACACATTCACATTCTCTGCTGATAAGCCATTTGTGGAGTACGCAGTTAAGGTAGTAGCTAATGCATCATCAGCACAGAACACAGGTACTACTATCCCAACTACTAATGGTTCTATTAACACAGCTGGTACAGCAGGTAACTACGATACTTCTACTGTTCCTATCAATGTTACTATTAAGACGAATGACTTACTAGTAGCTAGCTCTGGTGATGGACAGAAAGGTATCAAAGTATTTGTTAAGGATGCCGCAGGGAACTGGAGTGCATAATTATGGGTAACTTTTTCACTATAACCGTAGATACTACACCTCCAACTATTGAGATTACACATCCTAGACAACCTATCTATGGGGCTAATACAGAGATTATAGTGAAAGCTAACGAAGAATTGGCAGAGTACCAGGGTCTGTACATTGTTGACAGTCTTGGTACTCGTCATTCTCTTATAGGTACGTTAGACTATGACACTATTACTTACAAGACTAACTTCATCGGTATAGCTCTGGGTACTTGCAGAATCTATTGTACGGTAAAGGATGTTGTGGACAATATGTCAGAGGAATATGTATCAGTAATCAACCTAAGAACGTCAGCACTAGCTAATAAACAAGACTTAGAGTTAGGCAACTACTCACTGATAACCATGGAAGTATGGGAGACACCAATTGTAGACATGGAAGTAGGTGTGATGCCTAGAGTCATCATAGAGGAAGGAGAGTGGTAGTATGTTACAGAAGAACCAAGGAGCTATAGTATACCAGACAGGTAATACTCAACGTTTCTGGTGTATGTTTAGAGACCACAATAACAAGATTATAGAGCCAGACATGGTTAAGTTCCGTATCATGGATACAAAGACAGAGAAGCCAATAGAAGAGTTCGATGTACCTAAGACACAGAGAATAGAAGGTGCATACTATTACGACTTCATATTGCCAGAGAAAGCTCAAGTAATCACATACGAATGGTATAGCGAAACAGGAGGGTATCCAAACTTAAAGCGTAAGCAGTTCGACACTAAGTTCCTAGGACGTTGGTGAGTATATGGGCATAATAACAGATGGATTAATTGGATACTGGAATGCACAGAAGGATTGTACACCTACTTTGTGGAAGAATATTGCTCCTGCTACTGTAGGAACACTAGATGCGATTCCACAAGGAGGTAACCTAGTCATCGAGGGGGATGGCGTGGTTAACATAGCACCAAGATATTTAACAGTACCAGGTATTAACCTGTCCACAGGTCAGTCTACTATGGAGGTAGTATTTTCTCTTAGGAGACCAGAGGATGCTACTAAGATGACAATGATTATGTTCGGTGTAGGGTTTGAGATGTTAGCCTTAGCTAAGACAGGTACTCAATTAAATGCACTAGGTGCTATCACTAGACCTGTTCAGTTTAATACAGATGTAGTGATGGATGGTAAGACTCAGTTAGCAGTAGTTAACACTGGTGGTGTTGGTGACGTCTATATGAACGGTGTTAAGATTGGTAGCATGCCTGGTCTAGGTAACTACACTAAGAACAACTATAATCTGTATATAGGTGCATCATTCCTTAGTGGTACCGCCGGACAACAGTTCGATGGTAAGCTACATGTAGCTAGGATGTACAACAAGGCACTGACTCCTGCACAAATATTAGAGAACTATAACAGTTCCTCTGATATAGGACTCACCAATCCTGCACCATTAGTGACTATCACTAACATAACAAGGACTACTGTTAGTAAGAAGCTAGGGGTAGACAAAGCTACTGTTACATTCAAGTTCGATAAGGATGTACAGAAGTATGAGTTTAGAGCTGGTGGTATGGGGCAAGGACTTGGTGTACTATTGGGTGCAGGTACAAGTAAGACTGCTAACACACTCATTACCACTGACCTATACTATTCTGACCAGCTATTAGAAGGTCTCAACAAGATAAATATCTATGGACAAGATATGGCAGGCAACTGGACACCTTACGAATCCTAAGGGCAGGGCTACTCTTTCTAGAGTGTTCCTGCCTTTTCTTTATGTATAGAAATCATAGACATACGAAAATGTAATTCGATGTAAAAGTTCAGGTGTCCAGAATCGTTTTATTTAGTATGACTTTCAACCATTTGAATAATGTATCGAAATGCCTATAGTTTATAACTGTAACCGTCAGTTAGGAAGCAGTTATTAAAAGTAAAGTTTAGTTCAGTACTTACTGACACACACTTTACTGTGATAGCAAGCATCCAGAACGGAGCTAGAAAACCTACGTTTAACTAGTGTTTTCTTACATGGAGAGCTTGCTATCAAGCGTACATCTCCTTTATAGTTGCTAGACAATGAAGAGAGTCCTTATATAAAGGAACTCTCTTTTTTGTATGCCTTTATATCGTTACAACTCTATACATTCTCAATCTCCTATTTCTAAATCAATAAACTAAGGAGATGAATCCTATAGGATTTATGAGAATCATTTGAGTAACAACGATATTTAGGGCATGTGCCCCAAAGGGGTGCTGAGGTACTTGCTACCTCGACACAACTGGCAACAGGGGCTACCGAGCATGTACACGGAGCATAGCGGAGGTGTCAGCGGAGCCATACGGATGCATAGCGGAGTATGGAGGTATCCAGCGGATTACCTGTAGCGTACCCTAGTTGACACTTGGGACAGGATAGTGTGGGTGGGAAACTATGCCTAAAAGTATAGGAATAGTTACTGAGTATATGGATGTACTCACACACAGACATGAAGTTGTACTGTGTGGAGAATAGATATAGAATCCCAGTTCTATTAATGTAGATGCGGATGTACAGTAGGAAACAGAGTAGGTATTGGCGGAGAACACCCGTTTGGGGTGCCCGTACCGCCCCCTATAGGCACACCATAGCTAATTTTTCTACTCCAACTCACTTCTCTTATCTTACAAATTGCTACCTACACACAGCCAAGATATGGCATTGCACACTCATAAAACTAATAAAGGAGAGTGCCACACTATTATGTCAGAGAATAACTTCATTACTAGTAAGCCTCACCTAGGTACTGACTCCTCATACGGAGCAGACAGAGACCATATAGATAAACAATTCAATAGTATACAACAGGGCACTGCCCCTACGTGCATTGTATGCACGAATATGGCAAGCTACAAACTAATACCCAAACACTCACACAACAATACAGCGGAGATACAGGATAGAGGATATGTGTGTGAACACTGTCTTAAGCAACAGTATTTTAAACCAGAAGAGTATGGTATTAGAGCAATACCTACTACTAACAACACTGGAGGTAGCCTACTATGACTCACAGAAAGAAGCTAAGTATTGAGGAGTTATCCACAGAAATGCTAGAAACAAGACACCATAAGCTAGAACGCCTAGTAAAGTGGGAACATGGGGAAGAGGTTAATGAGATGCTGCTTACAGGGGTATCTCCCCATAAGGTATCCGACTGGTGTAAGGAGCGTGGCTTCAACATATCACACCCTAAGCTATATGAATACAAAGACATGTTGCAGGAAGCTATAACAAAGCAGATAACAGTAGAACGTATGTTAGGTATAGGGATGCCAAAACGTAAACCTATAGTACTTAATACCATAGCACTGCAAAACACTAAGCACATGGTAAAGAACGAGTTAGAGTTCTTAGATGGACTAGTACAGATTGGTATGAATGCTCTATATACTTCACCTACGGTTAAATTCCAAGATGCTATGAAGGCTATAGAGCTAAAGCATAAATTAACTGGAGGTAATCATGGTGGACTCACTAGCTACGGTCTAGACCAGCTGAGAGCAGTAGAGCAGGCTAAGTTCCAAGCTATTATAGAAGTGGTTATGAAGTACTTACCAGAGGATAAACATCTAGAGCTAGAGCAGGCAATACTAGATGCAGAACGTAGTTACTATGAGAACTATGCACCAGAGCTATTAGAAGAGTATGAGAAGACTGTAGATGAGCAGTACGGTGATGATAAGGATACAATAGTAGTATCAGATAGCCAATTCTAAGGAGGCACTTACACATGCATAGAATGACTGATGAACAGATAGCAGAGATGAATAAACGAGTAGAGTCTGATAAAGCTAAGGAAGAGATGCGTAAGGCTTTAGCTAAGCTAGATGCTGATAGTATACAGAAGCTAGACAGACCAGAACCACTAGGTAAGAAGATGGATATGGATCTATATAAGTAGTATGACTAGAGTATGGTACAAGAATGACAAGCCATACTCTATTTTTATTTCTGTTAGTATATTAAGGAGGGATAACAATGAATAGCGTTAATGATATACAAAAGTCTATCAACCAGATTGGTATGGAAGGTGTAGTAAGGTATCTACCAAAGGGTATGAAGCTACATCCATGTGACCTACATGGGATGTTCCTATCTCATTATAAGGCAGAGAACCCTGTATGTCCTCTGTGTGTACAGACTGGTACAGGGGAAGGCACTACTGCTACTGATGTAGAGCATTATATCAACATTAGAGATATGGTAGCCCCACCTCATAACCCCCACGAGTAGGGTTTCTATGAGGGTTAGCTAGAAAATCAGTTCCAATAAAGGAAAAGAACTAGGGAAGAGATAGCGAAACCGCATCTCTTCCTTTTTTATTTTTTCTTTGCGTCCTACGTAGGTTACATCAGTAGCACATCAAAACCGTATAGGGTCAGCCAGTAGAGTAGGCTAGAGTAACAAAACGTCCTTGACTTCCTCACCTCACCATGACATAATTGCTTCAAGCGAGAGGGGCACACCCCACAAGGGAATCCCACTCAACAAATATTCGAGAATAAAGGAGACGATAATTATGGCATATCTAGTAAACGGTGAGGAAACAGTAGTAACAGTTAAAGAGGTAGGAGCTATCCTTGGTATGAAGGTAACTAAGAAGGGTATCCTAGCTGGCGAGTATCCAGAGGTAGAGGTTGTAGAAGCAGAAGATACTAAGGAGGATGTTAATATGGAAGAGACTACTTTAGTAGAGGAGCAGGTAGTAGAGGAAACAGTGGTAGAAGAGGAAGTAGTTACTCCAGTAGAGGAAGAGCAGGAGGAACTAGCTCTAGAAGAGGAGCCTATTGAGGAAGAGGTACATACTGAAGAGGAAGTACCTGCTCCTGTAGAAGAGGTTAAGGAAGCTCTAACTACTGAAGAGCCTGTAGCAGACTGGAGAGCTATGGCTAAGAAACTTAAACAGCCAGAAGCTAAGGCTAAGGCTCCTAAGGTTAAGGAAGACCTAGCAGGTCAGGAAGTAGAGTATCCTGAAGTAGGACACTTTGACTCTATCGACGATATCAAGAAGTTCTACAAGCGCCTATCTATGGAGCAGGTTATGGAGTGGGCTGATATTGAAGGCTTAGAGTGGAAGGCTAACGATAACCCTGGTATCAATCGTATGAGAGTGTGCATGGCTATCAGTAACCACCACTTCCCTAAGAAGACTAGTGGTAAGAAGAAAGCTAAGTATGGTCACCTATCTACAGAGGACTTACTAGCAATGGCTATTGAGAACGATGTAGAGGTAAGAGAGCCTAAAGGTGATAACGAAAATATCCTACGCATGTACACTATCATGGCTTTACGTGAAGCTGGACTATTAGCATAGGTGTTGCTAGCATAGCCCCTACGGGGGCTGTAGCACTGGAACATTATATGTTACCTAGATAAAAGGAGTGGTATATATGAACGATTACCATATTAATAGACTAGTATCAAACCTAGACGCTCTTAAGAGTGTACTAGAAGGAGTTAAGTATCATGGGGTAGCCACTGATAGTGATATCTACAAGGTAGAAGAGATGGTAGCCATCCTAGAGGAACAACTACCTAAGGTAGAGATACCCGACCTAGAGTTAGGTCAGTACTGTATTGTGTTCACTGAGGGTGATAACCTTGTTATAGATAGTGAGGGTATAATAGTAGGTAGTGACCCTGACTGCCCTAATAGGGTAAATGGTATATGGGGTAAGGTTAGTGATATGAGTATAAGCTGGGATAGTGTCAAGGAGCAAGTAGATGCAGGTATATCCACTAATCCAGGACAGTATAGAGCAGAGGTAGATAACCAAATCAGTGGTACTATCGAGCGCATAGTAAGGGGGACTCTATAATGACTAGTGTACTGGTAAATAACAAATTGCTACCTACTGAAGTAATGGAGGAGATAGCCTTAAAGTTAACTATGCAGTGTGTAGAGTGGGAGAACATAGAAGGGGATATGTACCTAGTGCCTCCTAATATGCACGAGAATAATATGATGACTGTATGGGCACATGCTGATCATATGAACGAGATACCTGCACTAGATGACCTACCACTCACTCATACGGAGGATATAAGTACTCATGGTGTTACAGTATCAGTGTATGAGGAATTCTACATTGACGTTACCTTCCTACACGTACTGGTGGTGAATACAGATGCCTCTTAATATAGAGTACTCACAAGATGGGATAAGGGGTAGTAAGACCTATGAGTCAATGAGTGCTATGCGTAGGTTTATAAAGACTAATGCACTCACTGATTACGCATTAGCTAGGTATATAGGAGATAGTATCTATGATAAGAGCACCTATATGGTAATACAGCGTGGTAATGGTTATAAGCATAGTAGTGAGTATGACTATAAAAGGAGTGGATTGTATGAGTAAGAAGGAAATGTATACTAGAGAAGAAGTAATGACATGGGTAGTAGGCTTTGTACAGGAGCGTATACAAGAGATTAGACGTGGGGAGGATAGCTGTCCTATCTACATAGAGGAGTGTAACACTATCCTAGATGAGCTTAATGTACAAGACATGCTAACTAAAGATAGTGCTAAACTCCTACAACAGTGCCTAGAGCACTATCATACTAAGTGGACAGAGTTCTATATGTCTCACTATGAAGGTCTAGCCCTAATGAATCGCACCCATGATAGCCTATCCTACTACTATGAAGCATGGTACTACTTCTGTAGACCAGGTACCTACAATCTAGACTAATACCGCCCCTACATGGGGCTATTTTTATGCCTAGACGTCTCTATGGAGGGTAGGTAGAAAATCGCTTCAAATAAAACACTCCCACGCTATAGGGTCAGCCCGTAACTAGGATACCAGTAGCCAACGTCCTTGAGATTTTCTCCCGTCCGTGCGATAATTTTGTTACGGGGGACGGGAACAACGTCAACCAGACTACAACACACTAGGAGGAAGATAATATGACAGTATCTAGAGAGGCAGTACAGGAAGCTTACCCTGTAGAGGTAGGAGTAGTAAACGTTCTTATACTAGGGGAGGCTACCGAAACGTTTGGTGGTACACTACAACAGGTTATACCGTATATCCAGGCTGGCTACAGCCACGTAGTAAGAGATAACTACCTAGACACGTGGGTAGCTACAGAACCTTTACAGTTTACTGCTAGGGATATAGCAGATATTAAGAGAGCTGTATCTCCAGGTACATACGTTACCTTAGAGAACGACACTAAGGTAGCAGTATATACAGTGTGCCTAGAAGAAGATATGTAGTCTGCTAGTACTTACCCTCAGGGGTAGGTATCCTGGAGCTTACATAAGAGCTACCTAGATAAAAGGAGTGGTACATAATGAGTACAGCTAAATTAACTTCAATAACGGTGTGTGTAGAAAGAACTATTAAGGTAGGTACAATATGTCGTGTCAATACTAGCTATGGATACCTAGGACTGGATAGTGGTGAGGTAGAGGTTAAGAAGATTGTACCTACATCTGAGCTACCTAAGTATATCGACCTGTATGCATGGGAGCAGTTCCAAGACGACCCTAGCGATATACAGAACTGGCAGTGGGTAGGGTTCCAGTATACAGACCCTAAGCAACGTGAGGACGATGACCACTATGAGTACTTCCCTGTAGAGGAGTTTGCAGACCATATGAGTCAGCTATAGGTTGCTAGTATCTGCTCTAAGGAGCAGGTATTATGGAGTCCGTAGAAGACTACCTAGATAAAAGGAGTGGTATATATGTTGAGTAAGAAAATGACACCAGTAGCATACCTATATAGTGAGCGTGCTACAGCTACAGAGGTAGCAGAGTTTGTAAAGCGTGCTATGGCTACAGGTCTAACTAAGTTTGTAGAGGATGGGGAGCAGTTTAACCTATTAGCGCTACCTGAGGAGTATCCAGATGACTGGGTAGAAGACCTTATGAATGTAGTGATACCTACAGGAGCTATGCTACAAGAAGCAGTATGGCAGGGTAAGGATATCCCTGGTAAGACTCTATATGAGCACTATAGTGTGTGGGAGGTTAATAAGGTAGAACGTAAGGGCGATGATAATAGAGCTATCATACGTAAGCAGAACGATAAGGATATCTACCTATTGTTCATAGACAATCCCTATGTGAGAAACCCTAGATAGTCTAGGGTAGGGGAACGTCCTTGATGTTTCCCCTGCTCCGTGGTATAATTTTTTCAAGAGGAGCAGGGTGCTCCTACTAGAGACTAGGAGGAGATAGTAATGATAAAGGTAACATATAAATCGAATGTAGACTGTAGTACTAAGGTGGCTATCATAGATGTAGATAAGGAGCAGGTAGTAAAGGATACTTCTAACGACGGTACTAAGCTAGTAGATGTATCGGAAGATATGATCTGTACATTCGGTGTTATAGCCGATGGTAGGGACTATACTAGTTGGGGTACTGTGTACCACCTACTTATGAATAGCCTAGACGTTCCATATAAGGAGACACTAGGGCTAAACATAGAGGGTATCGAAGGCGTACCTATCCTAAAGCTAGAGCTAGCAGAGGAGGCAGAGTAGTATGCATAAGTGTACCTACTGTGGGGCTTCTAGCCCCTCCCTATCATGGGATAGAGCTACTGCGGATGAGTTCCTAGGTGAGGGATACAGCATGGATATGATAGGTAGCATCAGTAAGCAGGAGGTAGATACTATCCACATATGTCCAAGTTGTAAAGCAGATACTATTATTAAATAGAGCTAGGGGCTATGCCCCTAGTATTATATACATAAGGGAGAGGTTAATATGAACGAACTAGGTGGAGCAGAGGCACACATTACCCTAGAGGTAAAACCAGATAGCTGGTGGAATATGTATCCTACATTCGCTAATGGGCTACAGGATATGGAGCAGGGTGCAGTCAAGGTACTAGGCATCTCTAGATACAGAGAGGTACCAGAGGACTATCAGGGTCTATTTAGCCAAGCTGAATACACTCACCCTAAGGATAGTGTCTGGATACGCTTCGTATATGTAGATGACCCTAATAGTATACTATACTTACCAACTAAAGTGTTCCTAGGGTGTACTACTCATGTATAGAGATTGCTAGGTAGCCTTGTACACAGGGCTACTCCTGGAATACCTATACTCACAGATAAAAGGAGAGAGTTGACTATGATAAACCTATATGGAACAGTAACACCAGAGGTAAAGGAATGGATAGCAAAGGAGATACGTGGTAATATAGAGGGTACTAGTAGATGGCTAGTAGGTAAGGGTAAAGACCCTATCAAGTATACAGAAGAGGATATTGAATGCCTAGTAATAGACTTCCTAAATGGGGTACATGAACAGGTTACTATTGATATGGCTAGTAGATTCGAGATAGAGGGGGACTTACTATAATGGGTACTATTACAGATGAGCAGGTATTAGAATGGCTAAAGGAAAAGGTAGTAGCAGAGGCTAAGAACTGTAGGGAGCAGGGCTTCCATGTACCTAGTATGACACAGTATGATGTGGATAGGGCTGCTAGTAACTTACTAGAGGATATAGACCAACACCTAGTAGCTAAGGCTATAGAGGACGCACTAGGTATAGACATGAATAACCCAGACTACTAGGTAATATACACCCTATATACACAAACGTATATAGGGTTTTCTTATGCTCGTTTCTATGAGGGGTACCTACAAACTCACTTCCTATTAAAGCAACTCGGTTCGCTCATCAGAATCTCCTCCCACCAATTCATCCCCTCCACCAACCTTTCGCTCTACAAAAAGTTCTACCACTCACTTACTCGAATTTCTCCTGCTTCAATCTTTGAACCCTTTCACCTTTGAGAGAAATCAACCTACACACTCGCTATAACACTCACATAGGAGCAGAAGAAGGCATAGAAAAAGGGAGTACCAATTGGTACTCCCTTACACTCACTTACATAGGTGATACTATAGCTATAGGAGGCAGTGTCTCTACTTCAAATCCACGCTCCGTATACCACTCAGTAGTGGCACTTATCCACTCACTCATACTTGTCTCTACGTCATCTATCTCTTCATCTAGAGGGTCTAACCCACGCACTCGATACACGATAGCCTTAACATCTGGGTAGTCAACCTCAGGTATCTCACCCTCACCACTCACTAGCAGTAAGGATACATACTCACTCTCACGTATGAAGTCACCTGCATCTAAATCATAATATCCAAATGGCTCAACTGCTACTACTAACTTACTCATACTTACCACTCCTCTTATCTAGGTAACCAATAGGTTCCATGATACCCCCTCCGTAGAGGGAGTACTAGCAACTTACTGAATCTTACCAGCCGCACGTAGTGCCATAATAGTACGCATTCTCATAATCTGCTCGCTATCTGTAAACTCTACTGCTATATCGTTATCTAAGCAGAGTGTCATAAGAGCCTCCATAGTATAGTCCGAGTATTTAGCTTTCTTCTTAGTAGATGGCTCCTTAGGATAGTGGAAGTATAGGATAGCCATACATACTCTCATTCTATGAATTTGTTCGTTATCATTAGGTGTGAATACTAATCCTTCTACTTGACACCAATCCTCTAGGATAGACACATCCAGTTGCTTATAGAATTTTTGTAGCCATTTCTTATCCTCGAAGATACCTACCTCTGGATACCCATTATTACTAGTAATCCATTCCATAGCGTCTACCTTACCGTTGATGATATTCTCTTTTTTACTCATATCATATTCCTCCTATGCCTCTGTGGGCTGGTCTTGTAGGAGTCGGTGTGACCCGCTCCCCTTGAATAAATTATATCACGGGTGTGTCGATAACTCAAGGACGTTTACTCATATAGGATGGGGCATACACCTAGCCCTGTTGGGCTTTCTAGGAGGGTTACCTACAAACTCCTTTCAAATAAAGCAATCGGAGTTCGCTTATCAATTACTTTCTCCCCACCAATATACCCAACAACAACCCTTCGCTCATATATCTTTTGTATGTGAATTTCTCTCTTCTCTCTCTTTCATATACAAATGGTTCTGATTGATTTTGAAACGAAATTCACACCCGAACAACACACCAAACAGGATTTTTGAGCTACAACTTTTGTACTCAAATTTCTTGTTGAAGCAGGTTTGAACCCTTTTGCCCTTCCACTCACAAAGATGCGAAAACGGGCTAAAAGATGCCCTACACCCACAAACGCACAAAAATAGACACCTACTTACTGTAGGTGTCTTGATACGCTTCTAACTGCTTCTCTACTCCAGGGTGTGTCCACGTCACTGCTGTATACACAAAGTTACAAGCTAGGTAAAGGAGAGTACACGCTCCTGTTACCACTAGCACTCGTTTAATCGTTCTCACAGGCTTCCACCTCCGATACTCACGATACCCTTACGAGCGTACCTCATCAGGTACTCTAGGTTGTTCCTAGCACTCTGCTCACTCACTACTCCAGTACTCATCAACGGTACTACACTGCCCACTAACGAGTCGTTCACTGCTACGATAGAGGCACAGAACTCATCCTCCTGCACTTGGTCTAGGATAACCACCCAGATACTTTCCGTACCTTCATACTCACGAGCATCACTGCCCACCATACGGAAGTAGTGCATCTCACTAGGTGAGTTCTCCTCCAGAATAACCCACTCAGGGACGTACGTTTTAGTTTTACCCATACTAACCACTCCTTTTGTCTAGGTAGCTTACACAAGCTCCATGGGATACCCCCCGTAGGGGGTAGCCTAGCAACCCTAAGCTTTCTCGATGTGACCTGCTGCACGTAGCGCCATGATAGTTCTCATACGCATAATCTGTTCAGACTCTGTGTACTCCACCGCCACGTCGTTGTCTAGGCACATCTTGATAAGAGCCTCCATAGTGTAGTCTGCGTACTTAGCTTTCTTCTTAGCAGAAGGCTCTTTTGGGAAGTGTGCGT